GCGTCGCGGGAGATATCCCACTGTTGCAGGCCGGATTCAAACCACTCCTGCATTTTATTTGCCACCTGCTCCTGCAACGCACCGCTGCGGGTCCATGCCAGCAACATTTCGCTGAAAGAAGGTAGATCAAAGAAGAAGTGTTCGGAATCACGCATTACCGGGGTAGCGCCAGAAACCACCGATTTCGGCTCGATCAATTCAGTCGGGCTATATGTTGCGCCGCAGACTTCACAGTTATCGCCGTATTGATCTGGCGCTTTACATTTCGGGCAGGTGCCTTTTACAAAACGATCCGGCAGGAACATGCCTTTTTCCGGGTCGTACAACTGAGAGATAGTGCGGTTTTTAATAAAACCGTTCTCTTTCAGGCGAGTATAGATAAGCTCAGACAACTGACGGTTCTCTTCGCTGTGCGTCGAGTGATAGTTGTCATAGCTGATGTTAAAGCCTGCGAAATCAGTCTGGTGTTCCTGACTCATTTCGCCAATCATCTGCTCCGGTGTGATACCAAGCTGCTGTGCTTTCAGCATGATCGGCGTACCGTGGGCATCGTCGGCACAGATGAAATTAACCTCGTGGCCGCGCATTCGCTGGTAACGAACCCAGACATCAGCCTGGATGTGCTCCAGCATATGGCCGAGGTGGATTGAGCCGTTAGCGTACGGCAGCGCGCACGTCACCAGAATTTTCTTCGCGACTTGGGTCATAGTAGGCATTACTTCTTTGTAGTGAAAAGGGGCTTGATAGTAACAAAATGGCCTTATGTCTGCCATGTGATAACAGCATTTCTCATAAATGATTAAATGTCGTAGCTGGAGTACACTACAAGGCGACAATTGCGCAAATTAAAATAAAGGAGACGGGATGAGCGAGTCCAAATCGCCGGATGCCCTGAGAGCAATGGTAGCCGGTACGCTGGCTAATTTTCAGCACCCAACCCTGAAACACAACCTGACTACGCTTAAAGCGTTACACCATGTTGCGTTGATGGATGACACACTGCATGTCGAACTAATCATGCCTTTCGTGTGGAATAAGCCTTTTGAAGACCTGAAAGAGCAATGTAGTGGTGATCTGCTCCGTATCACTGGCGCAAAGGCTATTGACTGGAAGCTGTCGTACAACATTGCCACGCTTAAGCGCGTCAAAAACCAACCAGGCATTAATGGCGTTAAGAACATTATCGCCGTCAGCTCAGGCAAGGGCGGCGTGGGTAAATCCTCCACGGCGGTAAACCTGGCACTGGCGTTGGCTGCTGAAGGTGCGAAAGTTGGTATTTTGGATGCCGATATCTATGGTCCATCAATTCCAACCATGCTGGGCGCGGAAAACCAACGTCCAACCTCACCGGACGGTACTCACATGGCACCTATCATGTCTCATGGCCTGGCAACCAACTCTATTGGTTATCTGGTCACCGACGACAATGCAATGGTGTGGCGTGGGCCGATGGCCAGCAAGGCGCTGATGCAGATGTTGCAGGAAACTCTATGGCCTGATCTGGACTATCTCGTTCTCGATATGCCGCCGGGCACTGGTGATATTCAGTTGACGCTGGCGCAGAACATTCCTGTAACTGGTGCGGTTGTGGTAACTACGCCGCAAGACATCGCGCTGATCGATGCGAAGAAAGGCATTGTGATGTTCGAAAAAGTCGAAGTGCCGGTACTGGGTATCGTCGAAAACATGAGTGTGCATATTTGCAGTAACTGCGGTCATCACGAGCCAATTTTTGGCACCGGTGGCGCACAGAAACTGGCCGAGAAATACAACACGCAGTTGTTAGGCCAAATGCCACTTCATATCTCTCTTCGTGAAGATCTGGATAACGGAACACCAACCGTTATTAGTCGTCCAGATAGCGAATTTACGGCTATTTATCGTGACCTCGCAGATCGCGTTGCTGCCCAAATGTATTGGCAAGGCGAAGTAATACCTGGCGAGATCGCATTCCGCGCAGTGTGATAAAAGGCGGTGCATTGCACCGCCTAATCAGTTCTCCTACATCACGGGACAATCATCAAACTCGCCACTTCTTGCGTCGTTGATAATGTGAGTAATCACACCAAACACGGCATTGCTGCCCGTGCATCCATCGTCATCCTTTGGCAATGCTTCCTTCTTACCGGTTCTTAAATCCTCCAGATGCTGACGTGGATACTTCCGGTATCTTTTTACGCGATATTCCCCATCCAGAGCGCATACAAGCAGAGAACCATCAACCGGGGTAAGTGAGGAATCGACCACCAGCAATGCACCCTGTAATATTCCCTCATGATGATGACTATCAGCTGCCCTCAAGAAGTAGGTCGCTGAAGGATGTCTAATTATCTGCTGATCAAGAGAAATACGGCTCTCAGCATAATCCGCCGCAGGAGAAGGGAAGCCCATAGCGTTTTCACCTCAGAGTACTGTTTATCCATACAGTATACATTAAAGATGCTTGAAGTGTGCAATAGCGCGATGCTTTGCGCTCGCCTGGTGGCGCGTTATTTTTTGGCTATATCTTCTTTCTGATATACCGGATCGTTTCCTTTTGGCAGCAGGAGGCTTAACTGCCGGTAGTGCCGTAGCCGTTCCATGAAATAGGTGCGCAGGTTCTCAGGTTGCTCACGGGCTACCTGTTCCGCTATGACGGGTATGTTCAATCGCTCTTTGTAGGCAACCCCCCTGGCAGCCAGGTCAACGTTAACTTTATTCCTTTCTTCCTGGCTTTTGGCTGCTATGTTCCATTCGTTCATATTAAATCCCATCCAGAATAATTGAATAACGGCTATTATTTAGTCGCCGCAATATCTTCAAAGTTTTTTTCTCACCCCATTGCTTTTTGCGCACAGCTTATCTGGCTTGCGGTGCGCCGAAATGTAAATTCGCCTTCAGAGTTATCCACAAAGTTATGCACTTGCAACGGGGCCATTTTCCTCATACTGTGTTTGCACACACAGGAAATGGATATTATATTAATTGAATTTTATTAAATAATAATGATAAGGAGAAAATTTGAGATGTAATCATGACATTAATAGATAGGGCCTGCATTACAGGCCCCAACTACATCAAGGAATTCACAGTTCCCTGATTTTTATACCGAAAACATGTGCCGTAAGTTCACGTTAACGACTTTCTTTCACCGAATCCAACTATATAGAGGTTGGGTTTCTACGTCAACGTGAGAGCACACAGCTTTACATTAGACGAGGATTACCTTGATGATTGTATTTTTTCAGTTTCTAAGTGCATTTTTAAATGCGCCTGTTCTTAGCCAAGTGCTGGCGATTGTCTTCATCGTGGTTCTGATATGGTTTTTCAAGTCAGTGATAAACAGAGGCGTGCGCTGGCTTATTTAATGTCGCGATGAGATATTAACTCCCTTGCTGTTTAACCATTTTTTGTGTGTGCTGGTGAGCGTGTGAAGGCTCAATTTGTTGCCCACCAGTATTTACTATTTCTAAGCTCCACAGTGTCACTTCCGCACAAACAACTTAGCGCGGAATCAGTATTCGGCCCAAGATGTAAAAAGCCAACCTGCGTTATGGTTCGCATTTCCAAATAGTGTTCTGAACGCCCGTGCCGGGCGCGAGATGTGGATTAGCGTTCGCGCTATGCTGATATACGGCTTTAGACTTTCCATATTGCTGACAGGCTTTATCTGCGGTTTTTTGCAGGCTATCCAGCCCATACCAGCCATCAGACTGGATGCTTACCTTTTCACCGTCATTGTATTGCACCATCGCGCACCCAAACATAGCTATCATCGCACCGACAATACCGCTTTTCCAAAAAGCTCTAATTAGGTCATTCGTTGCCTAATGTCCGAACTGCTAAAGCATCCAAGTTGCTGTAGAATCACCGCCAATTACATAAGCCTGAAATAAGTGGATGAAAATGACAAGTATTCAACAACGTGCAGAGCTTCATCGTCAAATCTGGCAAATTGCTAACGATGTCAGGGGTTCGGTCGATGGATGGGATTTTAAGCAATACGTTCTGGGCGCACTTTTCTACCGTTTTATCAGCGAAAATTTTTCCAGCTATATTGAAGCTGGGGATGACAGTATCTGTTATGCGAAACTGGATGACAGCGTAATTACTGATGACATTAAAGACGATGCCATCAAAACCAAAGGCTACTTCATCTACCCCAGTCAGCTTTTCTGCAACGTAGCTGCGAAAGCAAATACTAATGACAGACTGAATGCAGATTTAAACAGCATCTTCGTTGCTATCGAAAGTTCTGCTTACGGTTATCCTTCAGAAGCTGACATCAAAGGTTTGTTTGCTGATTTCGATACCACCAGTAACCGCCTGGGTAACACCGTTAAAGATAAAAATGCCCGCCTGGCTGCGGTTCTGAAAGGGGTTGAAGGGTTAAAACTTGGTGACTTCAACGAACATCAGATTGACCTGTTCGGTGATGCCTATGAGTTCCTGATCTCTAACTATGCGGCAAATGCCGGTAAGTCAGGCGGCGAGTTCTTTACACCGCAGCACGTCTCTAAGCTGATTGCACAACTGGCTATGCACGGGCAGACCCACGTTAACAAAATCTACGACCCGGCAGCAGGCTCCGGTTCGCTGTTGTTGCAGGCTAAAAAACAGTTTGATGACCATATCATCGAAGAAGGTTTTTTTGGTCAGGAGATCAACCATACGACCTATAACCTGGCGCGTATGAACATGTTTTTGCACAACATCAACTACGACAAGTTTGATATCAAGCTGGGCAATACGCTGACTGAGCCGCACTTCAGAGATGAAAAACCGTTTGATGCCATCGTTTCTAACCCGCCGTATTCGGTGAAATGGATTGGCAGCGATGACCCGACGCTGATTAACGATGAACGTTTTGCCCCGGCTGGCGTTCTGGCCCCCAAATCCAAAGCTGACTTTGCGTTTGTATTACATGCGCTGAACTATCTTTCTGCCAAAGGTCGTGCTGCGATTGTCTGCTTCCCGGGCATTTTTTACCGTGGCGGCGCGGAGCAGAAAATCCGTCAGTATCTGGTTGACAATAACTATGTCGAAACCGTGATTTCACTGGCACCGAACCTGTTCTTTGGCACCACCATTGCCGTCAATATTCTGGTGCTGTCTAAACATAAAACGGATACCAACGTTCAGTTTATTGACGCCAGCGAACTGTTCAAAAAAGAGACTAACAACAATATCCTGACCGATGCCCATATCAACCAGATTATGCAGGTATTTGCCAGCAAGGAAGATGTTGCTCATCTGGCAAAATCTGTCGCGTTTGAAACCATTGTAGCGAATGACTATAACCTGTCAGTGAGCAGCTATGTGGAAGCGAAAGATAACCGCGAAATAATCAATATTGCTGAGCTGAATGCAGAACTGAAAACTACGGTCAGCAAAATCGACCAGTTGCGTAAAGATATCGACTCAATTGTGGCAGAGATTGAAGGTGACGAGGTGCAGGGATGAGCGAGTTAAATTATCTGGAAAAACTGCTAGATGGGACAGAGGTGGAATGGAAAGCCCTTGGAGATGTCACGAGTGTCTTGCGGGGAAAAAGGCTAACTAAAAATCTGCTTTCAGCAGAAGAAAAATTCCCGGTATTTCATGGCGGCTTAGAACCGTTAGGATATTACAATAAGTCGAATCGTCCGGCTAATACCGTTATGATTATCAATGTTGGCGCTTCAGCAGGTACTGTTGGCTATAGCACCGTTGACTTCTGGTCCTCTGATGGATGCTTTTGCTTAGAGCACAATGAGCTATTAAATAATAGGTTTTTATATTTCGCACTGATTGGTTATCAAAGTTTGCTGAAATCAAAGGTGAGAGTTGCGGGCATTCCAACACTTGATGCTATCGTAGTTAATAAACTACTTATCCCCATCCCCTGCCCAGAAAACCCGGAAAAATCCCTTGCCATCCAGTCTGAAATCGTTCGAATTCTGGATAAATTTACTGCACTTACCGCTGAGCTTACCGCTGAGCTTAACATGCGTAAAAAACAGTACAACTACTATCGTGACCAGTTGTTGAGTTTTAAAGAGGGTGAGGTTGAGTGGAAGACTTTGGGGGAAGTGGCTCAGTTTAAGCGAGGAACGGCAATTACCCAAAAACAGACAACACCAGGAGAAATACCAGTAGTTGCCAATGGACCAATTCCTACTTATTTTCATAGCGAGAGCAACAGACAAGGTGAAACAATCGTTATAGCCAGATCTGGTGCCTATGCAGGATATGTCAGCTTCTGGGATCAGCCAATATTTTTAACCGATGCCTTTAGTGTTCATTCCGACTTAAAAATTGTAAAACCAAAGTTTATATACCACGTGCTACAAAATAAACAAGAGCACATCCATGCAATGAAAAAAGGTGCGGGTGTGCCTCATGTCCGAGTGAAAGAGTTTGAAACCTATGATATACCTATACCTCCTATCACCGAACAAGACCGTATTGTTTCTATACTCGATAAATTCGACACCCTTACCAACTCCATCACCGAAGGTCTTCCGCGTGAAATCGAGTTACGCCAGAAACAATACGAGTACTATCGTGATTTACTGTTCAGTTTCCCAAAACCTGAAACTGTCAGTAAATAATTGACCATTGCTACCAACCGGGCCTCCTTAACATCCGGTCAGTATATAGACTATTTTTTACGCGCCGGAACTCACCCTTAACTCCCTTCCGGCCCTTGCCAGACGGCACAAAGGATGCGCTATGACTCATCAGACACACACCATTGCTGAATCCAATAACTTTATCGTTCTTGATAAGTACATCAAAGCTGAGCAAACAGGCGACAGCTATCAGAGCGAATCGGACCTGGAACGGGAACTGATTCAGGACCTGCGAAATCAGGGCTATGAATTTATATCCGTAAAATCACAGTCAGCGATGCTGGCCAACGTTCGGGAACAGCTTCAGAACCTCAATGGTGTGGTGTTTAATGACAGCGAGTGGCGGCGTTTCACGGAGCAGTATCTGGACAACCCGAGTGATGGCATTCTGGATAAGACCCGTAAAATCCATATCGACTATATTTGCGACTTTATTTTTGATGACGAGCGTCTTGAGAACATCTATTTGATAGATAAAAAGAATCTCATGCGCAATAAGGTGCAGATTATCCAGCAGTTTGAACAGACGGGTTCTCATGCTAACCGTTATGACGTCACGATCCTGGTTAATGGTTTACCGCTGGTGCAAATCGAACTAAAAAAACGCGGGGTGGCGATTCGTGAGGCTTTCAACCAGATACATCGTTACAGTAAAGAGAGTTTTAACAGCGAAAATTCCCTGTTTAAGTATCTGCAGCTGTTCGTCATTTCCAACGGCACTGATACCCGTTATTTTGCCAACACCACAAAGCGCGATAAAAACAGTTTTGACTTCACCATGAACTGGGCTAAATCAGACAATACACTGATTAAAGACCTCAAAGACTTTACCGCTACCTTTTTCCAGAAACATACTCTGCTTAATGTTCTGGTGAACTACAGCGTTTTTGACAGCAGTCAGACGCTACTGGTAATGCGACCGTACCAGATTGCTGCCACCGAGCGCATTCTGTGGAAAATTAAGAGCTCCTTTACAGCGAAGAACTGGTCAAAACCGGAAAGCGGTGGGTATATCTGGCACACCACGGGTTCCGGTAAAACCCTGACCAGCTTTAAAGCCGCGCGTCTGGCAACAGAGCTGGACTTTATTGATAAAGTCTTCTTCGTGGTCGACAGGAAAGACCTCGATTACCAGACCATGAAGGAATATCAGCGTTTTTCGCCAGACAGCGTCAACGGCTCGGAAAATACCGCAGGCCTTAAACGAAATCTGGATAAGGACGATAACAAAATTATCGTCACTACTATTCAGAAACTCAATAACCTGATGAAAGCAGAAAGCGACCTGCCTGTATATAATCAGCAAGTGGTGTTTATATTTGATGAATGCCACCGCAGCCAGTTTGGAGAAGCGCAGAAAAACCTGAAGAAGAAATTCAAACGCTATTATCAGTTTGGTTTTACCGGCACCCCTATTTTCCCGGAAAACGCCTTAGGCTCAGAAACAACCGCCAGCGTATTTGGTCGTGAATTGCATTCGTATGTAATTACCGATGCGATTCGTGACGAAAAAGTGCTCAAATTCAAGGTGGACTACAACGATGTGCGGCCACAGTTTAAGTCTTTAGAGACAGAAACTGACGAGAAAAAACTGAGTGCGGCTGAAAATCAGCAGGCGTTTCTTCATCCCATGCGTATTCAGGAAATCACGCAATATATTCTGAATAATTTCCGCCAGAAAACCCACCGTACCTTCCCTGGCTCAAAAGGTTTTAATGCTATGTTGGCAGTGAGCAGCGTGGATGCCGCGAAAGCCTATTACGCGACGTTTAAACGGTTACAAGAGGAAGCAGCTAATAAATCTGCTACCTATAAACCACTGCGTGTTGCGACAATCTTCTCCTTTGCCGCTAATGAAGAACAAAATGCCATTGGTGAAATATCCGATGAATCTTTTGATACCAGTGCAATGGACAGCAGTGCTAAAGAGTTTCTGGACGCTGCAATTCGTGAGTATAACGACCATTTTCAAATGAATTTCAGCACTGATAGCAAGGGTTTTCAGAACTACTATCGTGATTTAGCCCAACGGGTTAAAAATCAGGATATCGATCTATTAATTGTCGTGGGGATGTTTTTAACCGGCTTCGACGCTCCAACATTGAACACGCTATTCGTCGATAAAAACTTGCGTTTTCACGGCCTGATGCAGGCATTTTCCCGCACCAACCGCATTTATGACGCTACTAAAACCTTCGGTAATATCGTCACTTTCCGCGATCTGGAACGCTCAACCATCGATGCCATAACGCTGTTTGGTGACAAAAACACCAAAAATGTAGTGTTAGAAAAGAGTTATGCAGAGTATATGGAAGGCTTTACTGATGCTGCTACTGGTGAAGCTAAGCGCGGCTTTATGGCAGTAGTTGCAGAACTGGAACAACGGTTCCCTGACCCTGCCAGTATTGAAAGTGAAAAAGAGAAGAAAGACTTCGTTAAACTGTTTGGTGAATACCTGCGTACCGAGAACATCCTGCAAAACTATGATGAATTTGCCACGCTGAAAGCCCTGCAACAAATCGATCTTAGCGATCCTGTTGCAGTAGAAAAATTCAAAGCAGAACATTATGTGGATGATGAAAAGTTCGCTGAATTGCAAACGATTCGTCTCCCTGCTGAACGCAAGCTCCAGGATTATCGTTCTGCCTATAACGATATTCGCGACTGGCAGCGCCGTGAGAAAGAAGCTGACAAAAAAGAAAAATCAACCACCGACTGGGATGACGTGGTTTTTGAGGTCGATTTGCTGAAGTCTCAGGAAATAAACCTGGATTATATCCTTGGACTGATTTTCGAACACAACAGACAAAATAAAGGCAAGGGCGAAATGATCGAAGAGGTCAAACGCTTAATTCGTTCAAGCCTGGGGAACCGGGCGAAAGAGGGCCTGGTGGTCGATTTTATTCAGCAAACGAACCTGGATGATTTACCAGACAAAGCCAGTATCATTGAGGCATTCTTTACGTTTGCTAAACGCGAACAGCAACGTGAAGCAGAAGCATTGATAAAAGAAGAAAATCTCAATGAAGATGCAGCAAAACGCTATATTCGCACGTCTTTAAAACGCGAATACGCCACCGAAAATGGCACAGAATTAAACGAGACATTACCAAAACTTAGTCCGTTAAACCCGCAATATAAAACGAAAAAACAGACCGTTTTCCAGAAAATCGTCACGTTTATTGAAAAGTTCAAAGGAGTAGGTGGGCAGATATAGTGTATTAATCTGAACCAGATCTGGCAGATATCTGTGCAAATTGCAGATAGCTGTCAGATCAAGCCATCGTAGGGATGTCTGTATCCACTTTGAACTCAGGTACACCAACGAACTCTTTAACCTTCATCTGATAGCCAGTTCTGTCAGTCTTGATCGTTTCCTGCTTGCCCTCGATAAACTGCTCACGCCACTCGTCGCGACGGGAATCTGGCATAATCAGCAGAACGTTAGTCATGTCCGTGACCTTCCTCCAGTACTCGGCCCAAATATTCTGTTTCACCCATTCCAGATCGACTTTATCCAACCAACCTCGATTTAAACGTGAGCGATCTTCATCTGGTCGATGGTTTAGTCTCAGCAGGCGATTAATCATGTTGTGGCGTTCGTCGCCATAAACGAAGTCGTGTACCTGATACATGAAGGCGATCTCTTTCTCGCACTCGGCCACGATTTCGTGGATGACATTCATTTCCTGACGATAGTCGATAGCCGTGTTTGAGCTGGCATCGTCGATGATGGAAAGGGCTGTATTCATAATTACACCATTAAATAATTTGTTTTCTGATTGGTGTAATTATCGCAAACTTGAAAAGGCATAAAAGCTGCATTCATAGGCGTTACAGCAGATTTAAGGCGTAAAAATGGAGGCTGTCGCCCCCTGTCGACTGGTGCTGTATTAGAGTGCGTATTGCGTTTTGTGCGGCTGCTTATTCAAGTCATGGCGATGCGTGAGCTCCCGCATCATGTCTTCAAGGCGACTCTTTGTGTCGTCGAGCTGGTCGGCCATTGCACCTAAAAGCTGGCGAACGGCCATCGGATCGTCGCTGTTTAGTGATGGCATTTTATAACCTGCTTTAGAAGACATAAGGTTGATTGCAGACATCAACATCGTTAGAGAGGATTTAAGCCCGGCAATTTCACGATCTTTGCTGGCAATAATCGTCTCACTTTTGTTGCCGTCATCAGTTCCTTGAGTCTCGCTCACCATATCCAAAGTCGCTTGCAACTTATCAGCTCTCTCTTTTTCAGCAAGGTAATGAACACCGAAATGGTGTGCCAAAGCTACAATCTGAGTTGGCTCTTCAAAGGTGGAATTAAAATTAAGTATTGTAAACAGTCTCTCAAATATGGAAACGTCTTCTATTCCTCGAAGAATGGCTAACATTTTGACAAGTTCATTAGCATCCATTTCTTCGAATAGGGCGTTTTGTTCATCAGCTATTGCTTTGCATTTCTCGCACATGTGTTTTCCTTAATGCTTAAACAAGTTGTTTTCTTATTGGCTTTATTGTGATGTGGCATATAAGGGGAGCAAGCTAAACGTAAAGGTGCAAACTCTCTATTTCGGTCAACGAAACACAAGGGCCAAATGGCCCTTGTCATTAACACTTTGCTTTACGAACTAACGGATAAGCGAAGTAGATCGCCAAACCAATGAGGACGCCATCAGAAATGACAGACATCATCTTTCCCGTAAAATCCACCAACACCGCCATCACCAGAAGAGCAATGACGATCACAAGCCGGAATCTCTCAAGCATTAGAGATAAGCATCCAGTGACAACTGAAGCGCCTGGGCGATCTTTTTCAGTGCCTGCTCTTCTTGTTCACCAATGCCATCCTGATCGGCAATATCAAGGCACAGACACAGAACATCGACCGCCTCTGGAGTGCCCGCAATATCAGCCAGCTCACGCATAGCCTGCGCATTCGCAGAACGAGGGGACGCTTCGTAACGAGCACGGATATTGGCGCTCATTTGGGCAATTTCACCAGCAAACGGAGAAAACGCAGGCAGAGCTGCAATTGTCTTCTCAAGAATGGCAATTTCTTTTGCGTCACATGTGCCGTCGGCATAGGAGATCATGTACGCGCCCCACACGGTGGCCTCAACCGCATCACGGTTCTCCATTTTTTTGACTTCGATAACAGCTTTACGAGTTTTCTTTTTGAAGAAACCTAACATGTGTTTTCCTTTTGTTATTTGTCAAAACAAGTTGTTTTTTAGTTTCATAAATTGCTTACGCAAAGATGGTCAATGCATATGCACTAACAGCCGTCAGAAATAACCAAGTACCGAACCGACTGGAAAAACAAAAATCCCAACTACACGAGCCAGAGTCATGCCAGCCTGAAACTTGAGATCACCTGAGCAAACGAGTTTTATAATGTTGGATACCCAACCGGCGGCCATGAGAGCCAGAATTGCCAGCCAAATTTTCCCAAAGTGATTTGAAAGCCAGTTCATACAACCACCTTAGTCACAACATGATCCTGAGTAACTGGATGAACTTGAGGTATCGCATCCACCGTCATCCCATCCAGAGTGACAGGACGCTCTACTGGAGTGGTGGTAATTGTCGTCGACGGAGGTGTGGTGATGGATGAATCCGGCATCAAAAGGCTCTGGCCGGCTGGAACGGCTACCGTCGCCAGTGAAACTATAATGAGAACGTAGGCCATTGGTTTCAGCCTCTTTCTTTGAAAATTTTCCATTCGAACTGTCCTTGTTGTTTTTCTCCTTCACTAAAGGCCGTGCATTTTTCGCTTGGTGTGAAGAACCAGAGGTAACAATCGCCCCCACGTTCGCAACAACTGACGCTTGCTTATCTAAACGTTCATTCAGCAACCGAACGGTAGTCTCCAGTTCATCAAGACGTGACAGAACACGACCGCTAAATAATTCGGCCAAAATTTGACGTAGTGAACGAGGACGTTTAGTTGCAGAAGTGAAATAGGTTTGACGTGCCATGTGGACTCCATCCAGTGTCAGAAAGAGTTGCGGCTGGCGATCGCCAGCCGCCTTTCTCGTTCCATCCTGGAACTGTGTCTTACCGACACATTGTCATCCTGACGCTGATAAGATACATGATTTAATATGATAGGTAAACACTTACTTACCACTTGTTGTAAATAAAACCAATGTCTTTCTTGTGAGGCGTATCGGCTGCGGAAAAAGCTGCGATCTTCGCGAGTCGATCACATATTTCATTTTCACGATGCCCGGCGTGACCTTTAACCCACTTCCAGCGAACATTATGTCGACTTGCGTCCTCATCCAGACGTTTCCACAGATCAACATTCTTTACCGGTTTTTTATCAGAAGTCATCCATCCATTACGTTTCCACCATTTCATCCACTGTGTCATGCCGTTTTTCAGATACTGGCTATCAGAGTGCAAAATAACGTTGCATGGATATTTCAAACGCTCCAGCCCGATAAGTGCCCCCATCATCTCCATGCGGTTATTGGTGGTGCTATGAAAACCATCTGAGAACTCGCGTTCCTCACCACGATACTGGAGAACTATACCGTAACCGCCCGGGCCACCCGGATTTTTAAGGCAAGAGCCATCACTGTAGATTTTTACGGTTTTAAGCTGGGGATTGAACTCTACGACAGGCGTTGTGGGATTGGTGCGGGGAGAATTTTTGTTTTTGGCTTTTTTGCGAGTTTTTGCTTGCGATCGGGATGGTGTCTTCGTCGTCATATAAACTCCTGAATCAAGCGCCGCGCCGATTTTTTTCCTCGCGCGTGCGCACACGCGTGCGTGTTAATAATTATTAAAATAAACAAATTACTTCCCAGAACAGGTTTTTATAAACCTGAACTGAACGAACGAAGTGAGTGAAGTTCACCTCGAACGAAGTGAGAGGTTGTCTTTTCAGGTAATACTCTCCCAGGGAGGTGAGTATAAAAATCCCTCACCAACCTGGTCCTTTCATAACCTGAAAAGTTATGGTCTAAGTCTACTGCCAGCTTAGACTTGGGAAGTTATGGATGACAGCACCCCAGAACCGAGATCTTCCCACACTTTATGAAGGGGAGTACTGGATTCAACCTCTCGAAACACCCCAGACTCGACAATCATAAAGTGACCCTTGTCTCCGCTCACTTTGGTTCCCCCTTCCCCGACACCTAAACGGCACCGGTTCTACGCTGGTAGTGAGCTTTTTTAAACCTGACGCCAGTGACGCTTACCTCCACCCATCAGGTCGAGTCTCCAGTCTACGACTGGAAACTATCAGATCTTAGCACTTACAATTCATCTTATGAATAGTTTGTACTTATCTATCATTTCGATTGATTATTTTCTCGACCATGTAGTTGAACATTCAAGGCAAACACCTCATTGATCAACTCACCTAAAAGCTGTTCAACAAGTTCGCGATGCTCGCCAAGATGCAAGCACTTAATTGCCCATTCGTACAAGTTGAAAGCCTGCTCACGATCTTTCATCATTTCACGAGCCTGGGCCAGAAAATCGCTCTCTACGAGCGCAACGACATTAGTCGGGTATGACATGTTGGTTTCCTTAAAGTGGTTCATAAAATCGATTTTAAAGCGTCTGGGAAGGGGTTCTAGTGGATTCTGTAGTGATGTTCAGGTCTGGAGTCTCTGATACAAAACAGCCTGCTTCCGTATAATAATAATTAATATGTAGTTATTTATATATACAGAAGCAGGCTAATTACAGACGCCAGAACAAACTAAGCAGCCTTCTTTGATGGTCTTTTTTTCCTGATCACATTCGCAGGATCATACCCTCCCAGACTTTTCATGACGTCCAAAGGGATCTTGCTTATAGAGTGCCCAGCGTCCTGACAGAATCCTCGAAAAACAACGAGCATACTGCCACCTGGGTTGATGTTTACTTCTACCTGACCCAGATTGACGTCAGGCTCGACAAACGCTACGCGGCCACCAGACAGAATAATCGTCTCATTCGCACACTCTGTTGCACGCTCATACCACTTTGTATCTAGGGATTGAGGAATTAGCATCACTGTTGTAACTCCGCGAGCCTGCTCACGTATAGCCGCATCAATCCAGGGGGAGATTTTGGAGTAGGGTGGATTGAGGAAGGCAATTGTACCTGGCTGTCCCCATTCAGATTTCAAAGCATCACGCTCAACGCCTATGAAATTAGGCAGCTTTGCATTGTCCTTGTTGCAGGCAACGTCAACATCAAATGTCACTCCAAGATAACGTTGAATGGCAGAAAACAGCCAGTCAGGTGTTCTCCAGAGGTCACGAAGAGAGTTGTCGCGCTTTCGCTGTTTGATTTTTTCGGCTGCAATCATCTTCTTTCTCGATAGGTAAGTAAATACCTATTTTTGCATTTGATTTTATGTCTGGCAATCAAATAAAACGCGCCAGAAATGCAAACGAGAAGCTCTCTGGCGCGTTTTTGTGGTGCTGGGTATGTGATTGGCTTACCCAGCACTATAAAGCTCTCTATGGGCTTTATTTTCAGTAGGGGAACGTCATCCAATAGTGTACTCCGCGACAAACTTCTTAACGATCGGTGATTCTTCGTTCAATGTTAGATTTCCACCGTCTCTAACGGCAATTCCTGTCGCTGGAAATACAGCCATCATTTGCCCAGCCTGAGTTGACGCAGTGTTAAGCGGATACGGTTTTTCTGGATTGCTCATTAAAGCAATCTTAATACTATTACTTGTAGCCTTCTTTTCTGTGAGAAGGTGTCTCATGGAAATTACCGTGTAAACACTAATATCTGGACCTCCGCTAAACCAATTAAGAAGGTTTAATATCTTATCCTTTGCTTTGACAGGCGCGTTATCGTAAGCGTCTAAGAAAATATCTTTTTCTAAGCCCGCTTTATTGAAAAACGAATCATCTTTATCACTTAAAGTAAAACGAGGACCTCTTGCAGTACGAGCTTTTTTATTTGTATTGCTATCATTTGACTGTTGAACTTTTAATTCATCATTAACCTCAACACACTCTTCAACCTCAATAAATCCCAATTGTTCTGGCTCGTTTTCGGCAGCTTCAACACTTTCAGCGTTAATTACGTTTATAGGCTCATGCGCTAACTCCAACTCATTTAAAGCAGAGCTGAAATCACCTGCTTTTTCTTCATTGAACAGTTCTTCGGCAACATCATCAGAACTCATGGCTACGCCAGCATCTAGGCCGAGCAGCAGATCGTCAATATCATCAGTATTTTCAACCTGTGCAGCTTTTTTTACTGGTTCATCAAGTGATTGCAACATGGCTGTCAGCTCGTCCAGATCATCATTTGTCATTACATTTTCAACCGAACTCATGTAAGTCTCCTTCTGTTTGGTTACATTTGCGTTTCGATGGCTACATTTTGACTAAACCTATCAGGCGGAAAAGTATTAAATACAGGCAGGAAATGATTGAAAGGCGACTGTTCTTTAAAAGAAAGCCTACTTTAAACTTTTTAAAGTAGGCTTTTGTTTTACACAATTTCAGAGGGTAATTTAAAAAATCCGTACTTATTACGTGCCTTAAAGAAGCATTGCATCATTAAGTTTGTGTCATATAAGGCACTATGTGCTTTGGCATGATCGTATATAAAGCCAAGAGAGAAGGCCAACTCTTCAAGGCGGGGACGTTTACCGTCTTCTGTGGCCCACAATCCCGATAACATAGTATCTATAACAGGAACTTCTGGCAGTCTTACTCCATACCCTGAAAACTCGTGTCGAATAAATGGTATATCAAATGCTTCGCCGTTATGAGCAACCCACACACTACATGCCCCCATATAAGCGCCAATTTCGCTGGCATGATTTGACAACAAAGGTTCAGCTGCGAGCTGTTCCAATGAAATGCCATGAACGGCTTGAGCTTTCGGATCTATGTTTCTGCGAGGGTTAAAACGCATCTCCAGACTATCAACATGTCTCTGTGTCTCCAGTTCATAGCGGGTAATTGCGATTTCAATAATTTTATGACCAGCAAGGAAATCCAGTCCCGTAGACTCGATATCGATGCCTGCAACAATCGTTGTCATCAGAACTCCTTACAACTTCTTAGCGCCCTTAAGTAGTGCGCTACGTACAAATTGAGCCGCTTTTTTCAAAGTTTCTTCACTGGTTTCACAGACAATCGGATCTTTCCACTTACCTGACACAGTGTTGAGAATATTGATTTGGTTGCTATCCAGACAAACAGAGATATAAAGCACCGTGCCACCAGCCAGCATCAAATGCATAGGAAACAGAGGCTTTTTACTGCCTTCACTGAACTGAGACATGGCGATGTTAATGGCTTCACCTACTTGTGCGCCAACAAGCCCCTGCGCAGTTTCGAATATGGCACGAATAGCCAGACGAGCCTCTCGATCGCTCATAAGCGACCGGGAATGTTCGTCCGCTACACGAATCAAAGCCTCTGTTGTTTTCCGATCCAGTTCATCTTCAAGCAACATTTCACTAAACATTTTTTATCCTTAACCCATTTTGAGAGTTTTATTGTCGCAATGTCGAAGAGGCGAACAATTTCTAATGAACGGTCACTCGGCCACAGAACCGGTTTTCTATCTTTTCTACAGCGTTATCTAGCATTCTCATCACTGATCTGGCTCTTGCTTCAACCGTGCGATACCGGTTGGAAACGACGAAGGTTTGCAGATCTCCCCTTTGCGGATGCAGGTGAATTTTTGTCAGTTCCCCGCACATCAACGCATCAATACGAGCGACATACAGACGGTCTAATGATGCTCGTTGTGATCGCAAGTAATCTCGCTCTGAGAGAGCGACCCCCGGGCGTAAGCCAGCAATGGCGTTAAAGTTTGAAATAGCAGTTTTGTGGCAAAACTTTTCGATATCGAGGGCTAACTCAATACACCGATCTTCATTTGTATGGCCGACCAAATCCAACGTGTAGGCCATAACATCAGCAGGTGTGCGATCGATAACAAAGCCTTCAACACCACGCGTAAGTAGCTCTATATGCTTTGCTATTTCCATTTGAATCTGAAGCCGCTCATATAGAGGCATAGAATCACCTACTCGAACACCGAGGCGGCTCATCAAACTTCCGACACCAGCATCCACGTAAGGGATTCCGTAATGTTTGTCTATATATTTAGCCAGGGTTGTTTTCCCACTGCCCTGAGCACCAGTGATCCCAATCCGGTAATCCATTACGACCTTCTGTATACGATCTGCGAAAAGCCAGGCTCTTCCTCGCTGGCTCGTTGGGTATAAGCTGTTTCAACAGGCACAAAGCCTAAGTTACGCATCATGCTTGCCGGGAAGAATGCATCGGCGTTTGGTACATCAACGCCGATGTGGGAGAGCCAAATCTCTTCAACATGCGGCATGAATAGCGAGTAAATTTGTTCCCCGCCAATCACCCACACAGGCTCTGGTAATCGCAACACATCATCCACACCAGCAGGGTAGAATCCATTTGGTACAAAGCCATGAGAGCGCGTCAAAACGAGGTTATGACGCTCTGGAAGAGGGCGTTTGAGACTTTCCATCGTTTTACGCCCCATAACGACAGTGGCGTTTTTGGTGAGTCTCTTAAATAGCTTCAGATCGGTAGAACAACGCCAGGGGAGTTCATTCGCTATGCCGATCTCATAGTTACGGCCAACAGCAGCGATCATCTTCATTTGCTCACCTCATAGATGACCGGTCGATGGTGAGAGTCGGCTAAAGCGGCACGGAGTCGAGGATCGTGCACCAGCGCAGCGATAAGCAGATCGCCTTTATGCTCCGCTAATGTGCGCTTAATATGCTTCTCATAACTGGTGCCATTTGGTACGAGATGAAGCCAGTCATAATCAACGCCAAAATCTTTCAGCCATCGTTTAGTTGGCGCTTCAAGAGTTTCAGAGCGGCTACTGATAAGCACCACTTCAGCCCCTGAGCGAGCAAAACCACGCAACATACGGCTGGTGGGGAAAATGAGTTCATCACCGGCAATGAGCTGGCCTGCATCCGCGTCAGATACTGATTTACGATGGCTGGCATTTGCCAGCACACCTTCAATTTCGCATAAGACATACATACCTCTTGCCATATCACACCGCCACTGGAACCTTGATCCACGGTAGAGGGTCATAGCCAAGAATTAAAACTTCGTCCCATTTGAAATCATCCAACTCTGACCATTCATGAGGGAAAATAACGACCGGATCTGAATGCTCTGGAGCCTGTCGTTTCATTAGCTCACACACACCTTCCATGTGGTTGTTGTACAAATGCACGTCAAAGCCAAAATGCACAAATGCACCGGCCATGTGACCCGTAATCTTCGCGAGAAAATGAGTGAGAATGCCATAGCCAGCAATATTGAATGGCATACCAACAAAAGTGTCTACGCTACGCTGTACGAGGCAGGAGTTGAGGATGCGTTTGGGGATTCCAAGTTCATCCAGTTCAGCTTCAGTAACACTGCCGTCCATCTCCAGATCGTATAGCATCTTGGTGTAGATAGACTCGTAACCGAGGCGACTGTGTTGAAGACCAATGTCAGTTGCCATCGTTAAACGGGTTTCAAAATCCAGCTCACGACTCCACAAAGAGAAGACAAAGTGGCAAGGTGGCAGTTTCATATCCTCAAGCTCGCCTACGTTCCATGCGTTAAGCATGATGCGACGATCGGTAGGGTTCGTGCGCAGTGTATCGACAATACGCTGTAGCTGATCGATTTCACGGGACAGCACTACGCGATCTTCACTGATACCCAGGTATCCCTCGACTTTGTACCCGCGTTCACGGAAAGTAGCGATCTTGCTCAGATATTCACTATGGCTCACGATGCGGGTATCTTCCCATCGACGCCACTGCTTACCGTAAACCGGCCCCAAATCGCCATTCTCATCGGCCCATGCATCCCAAATCTTAACGCCGTTATCCTTGAGAAATTGGATGTTGCCCGTGCCTTTCAGATACCACTCAAGTTCGACAAGCAGTGGCTTAAGATTTACCGCCTTTCCAGAAATAAGCGGCACAGTCCCACCAGTAAGCATGTAGTAAGAGGGAACGTAGCAGGTGCTTAAAGTACCAGTGCCTGTGCGATCATCAGCCTGCACGCCGCTTTTAAGCACCGTCTCAATAACTTTTGCATACGATGCGTTTGTTACCTGACCGTTCGTATGCTCACGATTCAAAAGGAGTGACACAAAAACCTCACAAAGATAAGTAATCACTTATTCATTAAGTGAGTTTACATTTATTGAGGAAACAAGGCCAGATAGATAAAAAAAATGGTGGCCTATGGCCACCAAAAACGAATAGTTGCTTCAGGAATTTAACGCGCCAACACAATATACATAGATAGATAACTACCTACAATTATTTTTTGATCATTCCGTACATTGCTGAGGCTTTAGCTTGCTCAACAAAGGAGGATAAATCGACATCACTATAGGTTGGAGACTTCAGAATCTTTCCATCGGAAATTCGAAAACCGATCATCTTATCGGTACCATCAGCATGGCGAAATCCCAGGTCTGAAGAGTCGTATTTGCAGTTGGCCACAGCCTGGCGACGTTCCTCGACATCAGCAGGCCATAATTTTGTCATGTTAGACCGATGAATTTCGCCAACCAGCTCGACTACATTGATGCCGAGGAAATCAGCCAGTCGATAGGTCATCATGCACGCCACATAGATTTTGTTCATGACACGGCGCAGTTCCTGAATCAGCTCAGAATCCTTAACAGTCTTGTTCTCAAGTTTATCTGCCAGCTCTTCGAGCATACATGACGCCTCACGAGCTTCCTGAAATGGCATTGCCATATCATCGAAAACAGTGTTACCAGGCACAAAAATTGTCTGCATAAAGCGATCAATGCTCTGTTCCTGCGTGTAATAGGTCATGCCGGTAGAAATACCACCTTTGATGGCGACCATCGTACCAACACCAACGTATAAAAAGTCGGCCATTGCATCCAGCAGTTGCTCAATATCCCCATTCATTGCGGCTGGAATACCTTCCACTACAGCTTCTTCATGAATCAGGCTTGCACGGAGACGAAGCAGCTCTGGTGTCGGCATAACGCGTCTCGGATGCTGGAAGAGTTCATGAAACTGATCGACCATCTTGTAAATACTTTCAGTGGCTACACCATGGCCTTCATGCAACTCATATGGTTCTGGCTTAAATCCAATGAGTCGATCGGTGGCAAGTTTCAGGTGGTCAGTCAGTTTGGTAAAGTTCATGCTAGTTTTGTTCCTTCTTAATTCTTGTGATCCATTGTGGCCCAGCGTTGCCAGGCCACATAATGCTTTGTATCGGTTTACAGGTCTGCAAACTGGCTTAGAGAAGCCTTATCCACGGTAGAATCGATCTGACCTACCAGATATGTGCTTTGCTCTGCCTCTTGTGGTGCAATTTGCAGTGTGTCGGTTAACAACCACTTGTTCATCCAGACCAGCGGATCAGTGGTAACTTCTGGAAATAAAGCCTTCAGGCCAAGACGATTCATAGCCAGATTGGTTCGGTATTTTACATAGGTCTTCAGAATATCCGCGTTTAAACCAATCATCGAACCGTCTTTGAAGAGATAGTCTGCCCAGTTCATTTCTTGTTCGGCGACTGATTTCATGGTGTCGTAAATGACGTTTTCTTCATCAGCAGCAATCTCTTTCCACAATAAACCTTCGCGACCGGTACGCATGAAGCGGATCATGCGTTCAGTTCCTTCGCAATGCAGAGCTTCATCACGGGCAATAAAGCGCATAATTTTGGTGTTACCCTCAAGCAACTTCCGTTCGCCAAAGGCAAACGTACATGCAAAACTTACATAGAAACGGATCGCCTCAAGCGCATTAATGGACACCAACGTGCGGAAAAGCTGACGGTGCAAAGGGTATGGCTCCCAGCCATATTCATTTACGTACAGACGTTCAAACTCTTTCTCACCTAACGACTGGCGCTCGCAGGTCATCCCATAAAGCCTGTCATATTCAGCAGAGATACTGATCGCTCGGTTGATGATTTCTTCATCCGTAACAATACCGTCAAAAACAATGCTCGGATCGTCCACCATGCCACGAATAATGTGGGTGTAGCTGCGGCTATGGATAGTCTCAGAGAAAGACCATGTTTCAACCCACGTTTCCAGTTCAGGAATAGAGATAAGCGGCAGCAACGTTGCATTTGGGCTACGTCCCTGAACTGAATCGAGTAACGTTTGATAACGGAGATTGCTCAGAAAAATGTGACGTTCGTGGTCCCGCAGCTTCGTGTTGAAGTCGATACGATCGCTCGAAATATCAACTTCTTCCGGCCGCCAGAAGAAAGACAATTGACGTTCAATCAACTTTTCAAAATCACGGTATTTTTGCTGATCGTAACGTGCCACGTTGACAGATTGTCCGAGGAACATAGGCTCTTTGGTTGCATCATTAGCACCCAAACGGAACGTTGAATATGACATGTGTTTTTCCTTTTGCTTTTTGATATGTTTAAACAAGTTGTTATCTTATTTGTTTAAACAAGGCTTACAAATCAAAGAGAAGGTGGGGATATACCCCACCATATGTCAGATTTTGCAGGCTCCGTCGCACTCATCTTCTGGCTCGACGGCAACAGCTTGCGTAAGTGGATTCTTCGGTTCGTCGTCATCACGCTTTCCTGCCCCATCTCTGGTGTTGTGGTAGTAAAGCGTTTTAACTCCCATCTTGTAGGCGAGAAGCAAATCTGACAGTAGCGTCATCATTGGGACTTTATCGCCTTCAAAGCGAGAAGGGTCATAGTTGGTATTGGCTGAAATAGCCTGGTCAAAGAACTTCTGGATGATCGCCACCTTTGTCAGATAGCCGCGGTTGTCCGGCATATCCCACAGGTATTCATACTGTTCCTTCAGTTTTTCAAACTCAGGCACGACCATCTTAACGATGCCGTCCTTAGAAGATTTCACCGACACCGGGCCACGAGGCGGTTCGATGCCGTTGGTGGAATTAGTGATCTGGCTGGAAGTCTCGCATGGCATTTGTGCCGTCAGTGTGGAGTTGCGAAGGCCGTATTTTGCAATACGTTCACGCAGTTCTTCCCACGGCATCTTTAACTCAAAGTTGGTTTCGCCACTTTCGTCTAATGAAGAACGGTAATGGTCGATCGGCAACTGACCAATTGCGTACTTGGTCTGCTCAAACCAGTCACACTCACCTTTTGCTTCAGCAAGTCGGCAGCTGGCATCAAGAAGGTAATACTGGATAGCTTCGAACGTTTCATGCACCAGTTTATTGCCAGCGGTATCAGAATAACGAACGCCATTCTTTGCCAGGTAATAAGCAAAGTTGGTTACACCAATTCCCAAGCTACGACGAGCTTTGGCAGGCACTTCGGCTGCCTCCATCGGATAGTCTTGATAATCCAGTAACGAATCCAGTGCAGCAACGGCATAGAACGCCACCTCTTTAAGAGACTCCAGTGAACGGATGGCTCCGAGGTTAAAAGCGGATAAAGTGCATAGCGCGATCTCACCGTTCGGGTCGTCGGTAAATGCCAGTGGACGAGTGGGTAGAGTGATCTCCATGCACAGGTTTGACTGGCGGACAGGTGCAAGAGCAGGAATGAAAGCGCCATGCTCATTAATATGATCGACGTTCGCAATATAAATTCGGCCCGTGGACGCTCGTTCCTGCATCAGAGATGAGAACAGCTCAATGGCAGGTACTGACTTCTTGCGAATTGAATCATCGGCTTCGTATTTATGGTACAGCTTTTCAAACAGATCCTGGTCTGTGAAGAAGGCTTCGTACATATCAGGCACATCATGCGGGCTGAACAGAGTGATGTTCTCGCTTCTGACGAGTCGACGGTACATTAGACGGTTACTCATGACGCCGTAATCAAGATGGCGAACGCGGTTTTCATCAATACCACGGTTATTTTTCACCACCAGCAGACTTTCAACTTCAAGATGCCAGATCGGGTAAAACGCTGTTGCTGCGCCACCACGAACACCACCTTGCGAACAAGATTTAACAGCCGTCTGGAAATGCTTCAGGAATGGAATAACTCCGGTATGGGTGGCTTCACCATTGCGGATCTTGCTGCCCAGCGCACGGATACGGCCAAAACCAATACCAATTCCAGCACGACGTGAAACGTAGTCGATAATTGCGGCTGAAGCTGCACTAATCCCTTTCAGACTATCGCCAGACTCAATCAGCACACAACTGGAGAACTGACGGGTTGGAGTACGGACGCCGGCCATGATTGGTGTGGGCAGAGACAGTTTGAACGTACTTGTAACGTCATAGAAACCTTTGACCATCTCCATACGTGTTTTGCCAGCGCAGTCGTCTTCCCAATTCTGGAACAGACACATGCCTACCAGCATATAGATATGTTGCGGCCCCTCATGAATCTCACCAGTAACACGGTTTTGAACGAGGTATTTGCTTTGCAACTGCACCGTAGCTGCATAGCCAAAAAGATCGTCACGTTTCGGCTTAATGTAATTGCCGAGTTCTTCGATCTCTTCAAACGAATAATGTGTCAGCAAATCCTTGTCATAAACGCCCTTGTTAACGTTCTTGACAATGTGTTGGTAGAAGTTCGGATAGTCGTAACGACCGAAGGCATCTTTGCGGATTTTAAAAATGTTCAGGAGGGCAGCCACCTGTGAGTAATTTGGTGCTTCTGGTGAGATCAAATCAGCGGCAGATTTAACCAAAGCCTCATGCAACTGGCTGGTGGTAATCCCATCAAAAATGCTGGCCGCAGCTCCCATTGCTACAGCGGATGCGCTTACACCACGAATGCCTTCTACGCCATACATTACGACGCGGTTGTATTTTTCTTCGGATAACGGCTCTGTTTGGCCGTTACGTTTTACGATGCTTATCATGTATCACCAAATAAAGAGGGCCACTAAATATAGTGGCCCATGTTAATAGATAAGCACTTACCTATCAATGAAATCAAATGAGAGACTTAAGAACATCGCGCACCTGGCGGAACTGATCTGTTTGCATACCGGTATGGATGGCAGCCACCGCATCAGCCAAATGTTCGTTTTTGTTCACGAGAACATCCTGTCCAGATTGCTTACGACGCAGCCACGGTGCTTTAGGGTGTTTTTTCGTAGCCCACTGGATAATCTCTTCTTTCGATGTAGTAAGTTTATTGCCGACAAAATGCTTGATTTCGTTTGGAGTAACCTGGATCAATGGCTTATCCACACACGCAAGTACACCGATACAAATACCGTAAGACGTCTGCGAACGAGAGTTTTGGCTCCCAACCGGTAGCTCACAAAAAACCATATTTGCCTTATCAATGATTGGCTTCGCAACACGCCATATTTCACTGGCGCGGCGCAGATCGTCACTGTTCACACGAACGGTCTTTTTGTTACTCCCCGCTTTAGTCTCAACAAGAGTAAGGCCGTGAATCTCAAGTTCGTCCGTCTCAAGGTCTAAAGTGCCCACAGCAAGCCCAAAGTTGCTCATTGAGGGATCAACACCAACTACGCTGATTTTTTTACTCATATAGTCTCCTTACCATGTTCCCCATATAGGGTTTTCCAATAATCTCGCCTCCAACGAATTGGCTACTATTGCCGTTTGCAACGTTGGTTGGGGATAGTTTGCAAAGTCTGAATACTCATTTTCCTGCGTGACACGTTTATCTGCGGCATGTTTAACACCACTTGCTATGAAATGACGCATGATGCCCAACAGCCTCCGACTGTCTGCACTATCGTTTGCTAAAACATGAGGGAGCTGAAGTTCGATTTCTACCATTTCTCCATACTTACCAACAAACTGTAGTTTGTCCGCACTGTACTTTTTATCCCTCCTTTGGATAAGGAAACCAGTAAAAGCATCACCTGGCGATGCCAAACTATCCACCCGCTTATTGGCAAGTCGAATAAGGTTCGTGAAAGCCATACAGTGATGCGCACCCATTCCCCCAAAGAACCCTTCGCTATTAATGTTAAGATCTTCAGTTTCATGGGATGCAATAAACCCAGGCCCGACGTTGGGAAGATATCCCCCCTCAACAAAAGGATTAATCAGGATCGGCGCAATACATCCAGGTGGTAGTGATTTCAAACTTTGCATCAATGGCGTCTCGGATATTAGACCAAGCAACGCGGCGAATTGTACTCCGTCAATATTGTTGCTGCCCCACAGAATACGTGGAGCCGCACCATTGGAAGTATGCCCATTGATCAGTTTTATCGACTGCATCACTGCAAATACCTGCAAAAACTGCGAGCGGCTTAATTTAAACGACATAGCTGCGCCCCTCTTTAACTTCCAGCGTAATAGTTTCCCGGAACCATGACTTCATCTCTTTATGGGAGATAATCAGCACAGTACCTCGCTCGCGAGCTTTGGACTCCAGAATACCCATGAGGCGTTCAAGACCGGCTGTATCGAGTGCATCGTCAATTTCGTCGCCGATAAACAAATCGATGTTTTTACTCGCCCGGTTACTAACCAGATCCTGCAATGCCAAAGAACACGCAATGCGAACCTTCCGCTTCTCACCACCAGAGAGGGTCTGGAACGACTTACTTGAACCTTTCTTCTGCACACTAATGTTGAATTTGTCGCGATACTCACCTTTTTTAGTGACATCCATCGTCGACCACTCAGCAGTAATATTCCCGTCAGACAACGTATTGAGATACTCGGCAGTGCGTGTATTCAGGAAAGGCGTAACAGACGTCAAAATATGAGAACGCACCCCGGCAGGAGAGTAGACCTGACGAGCTTTTTCCAATAGCAACGTTTGTTCCTGAATAGCCTTCAACTCATCTTTTAAGGACTTGAAGGTAGACTTACTGGATACCAAGTTATCTTCGTGTCTGGCGATAAGAGCAATAAACGGATTAATCTCTTTTGATATACGATCGACCTCAGTACGAGCACGAGTCACAAGAGACTCAATAGCAACAACCTCCTTCTCACGATGACGCAAAGATGAGAGTTGTTTCGTAAGCTCTTCAATCCGGGCAATGATAGCCGTTACATCAGGTGTCGTTTTAACAAGGGCAGACTCAATGCTTAACGCTTTCTCAAGATTCGTTTTGTGTTTAGCCATTGCCTCTGCAAGTGTCTTTGCCTGACCAATTTCCTGACGTGCTTGTTCAATGAAATTCTCCTTCACCGTTGATAGATCTTCTTCGCAGTAGGCTTTGCCACAAGTAGGGCATGGTGATCCCACTTTAGTACCAACCTCTTCTGCTTTGGTCTTAAAATTACGCGCGCGGTTCATTGCATCAGCCTGACTATTTTCTGTAGCTTTGATGCTTGCCCGAATATCAGTTATCGCACCACGAACTTTGAGCAACTTGGCGTCATGTTCTTCTTTTGAGGCTAACTTTTTGCGCTCACTTTCGATTGCCTTCTCGGTATCACGTATCTGTTCGGGAAGAGTGCGGATCTCAAGTTCAACTTCCGTTAACTCAACTTCGGCACTGGCCAGCCCAGCCAGGGCATCGTCATAACGTTTAGAACGCTCTTGCTCCCATGATTCAGAGGAGGCTTTCGCTGACTCAATTTCTGACTGTGTTGCCTCAATGGTCGAGATTGTCGACTCCAATTTGGTTTTAACCACATCCATACGTGCGGCAGCTGCATTAGCTCGCTCACGAGCAATAGCGTAGGCGCGTGTCAGTCTGTCAACGCCAGCGGCTTCTTCTACGATGGTTTTGAGGTTTTTGTCGGACATTCCAGGTAAATCTGGCATAGCTTCTTGGCTCGCATAGATGGAAGCCATGAAAACCTCTTTAGATGCACCGATCAGACGCTCGACGAACTCCTGCGTCAGCGCATCTTTGCCTTTCGTCATATCGCCATCTTCACCACGAACGATAAGACGATTTTTGAACTCTTTGTGTTTACGGTGACGAATGATTGCGTATCTCTTGCCTTCATCCTCGATGGTTACTGCAACACGACAGTTCTTTTCATGGTCGGTAGACAACACATCGTCACCCTTCACACCATGAGCTGTTTCGCCATAAAGACACCACATCAGGCTATTCATTAGAGTTGACTTTCCAGAGCCATTACTTGATGCGGAACTATCATCACTATTAACACCCTGAATAAGCACTAAACCACGCTGATCTAACTCGACCTCCGCGCTGGCGATAGCCATAAAATTCTCAACCTGGAGCTTTAAAAACTTCATATAACACCTTTGATACCGTGTGTTAGCTTTTGACCTTCTTTCAATCTGAACTCCGTATGCGCCGGGAAGGATCTGCGCCTCAATACGCCTTTTCTTGTTAACCTTCCAAGATAAAACGCTACGGGATTTCCTTGTGGCGGGTAGGGCTTGTGAAACATCACCGTCTGGCCTCGTTCAAGTCTTTTCATCGTGATGGCAAAGTCTCGAAAGCTCCCATAACGACTTTGCTTCACACAGCCTCCGAACTCTCCGCTTCGGTGAGGATTTCCTGACACAAAATATCCAATTTGCTCAGATCAAATCCGCCGTCAGTATCGTGGACAATCTTGCAATAAGCAGATACCGACTCTCCCAGGCTATCGATTTTGCTGGTTTCAGTTGTGCTGGCTGTACCTTCCATCATTGATGACTTACGGATGAAGTTGCACACGACACCTTTTGCACCGATTGTTTTGAGGATGTTCTGGTACTTAATGCCTTCTTCATCGTTCTCAATTACGGCGCGGAAACGCACGTAGTTGCCGCGAATTTGGTCATCAGCAACATCATCTTCCAGGTTAATGAATTTAGGCGCACTGGTTTCGTAGTGACTGAAACTGCCGTCCGGGTTTACGATCATGTAGCCAGCCAGAGATCCAACATCTCCCCAATTTTGATGAGTCAGTGCACCGACACTGATAACTCCAGGAATGACCTCTTTGTGGTTGTGGTAATGCCCACTAAGCACGAGACGAAAGCCGATATCCTTTAACTCCTGCGCATCGATACCGACGTCAGGCATTGTTGGAATGGCTTTGTTAATGGATGTATGGATAACAACGTCATGATTATCACCTTCTACGCTCTTACGTAATGCTTTCAGATCGCTGATAAGCTCCGCATGATTGTTACGCCAGCTAATCAGGTGGACAGTCACATCACCAATTTTTATTGAGTGTGGGCGCTTGCCACATACGATTACCACGCCGATAGAACTCAGCGATGCTGCTGCGTTGGCGCTATATACTGAATCGTTGGTTTCAAGATCGTGATTACCGGCCAGCATTACTACTGTCAGATCAAGCTCGTTGATAATCCACTTGTACGTTTCAGTTACGTAATGCAAAACAGAAGGGGACACAGTTCCTCGGACGTGAAATGTATCACCGGCAACCAACATGTACTTACAACCGGCCTTCTTCATGGCGATGGCTGCTTCTTTCGTTGCTTCCAACTGTATTTCAAGTCTGGAGTTAAGCCCCTCAGCGTTCGTCGTGGAGAACGCATCCCATTTGTGGTAGTGGCAGTCAGAAATGACGCCGTATGGCAAAGTCATGTGTTTTTCCTTTGTGGTTATTTTGATACAAATTCTAAGAGCAATGAGGAGGTAAACAACTATGCATAACGGTATGTTAGGAATGAAACGAGCGCCTTAATATACAAAATTTATAAGTAAGTATATACCTATTTATCGTGGCGCAACTTTGCTTGTCTGTATGACTAAAAATAAGACAGGATCACTGTAGAACGCTATGAGAGCTATTTTGAGGGGGCGTAGATTCTATCTACGCCAATATACGATCTGGAGGGTTACAGCGCGTCAGTGGGCTTTTTACGCGCTGCATTTATGCTTATGACGCCAGCTTTTGGACGTGGGTCAACAAGGTTAAGCTCTTCTTCACTGTGGTATTCGAGGTCGAACTCACGTTTTACATGTCTGATGTAGATTGCGGTGAGCAGGCTATCTTTGGTCAGAAAGTGTCCGTAGGATTTGCGGATCACTTCTTCTACCTTCTCGATTTTCTCACCACCCATACAGAGATGATTAAACCGGCTGTGTTTCCGCAACATTTCGTCTACTGGGCCTGAGTAAACCTTGTCTACTTTCCCAAAACGGATGATTTTCCCTGTGTCTGCGGATACGAGGCAAATCAGCTTGTCTGGTGATAAACGATCTCGCCACGTCACACCTGAACGGAGTGTGTTGAAGTAGGGAGCATCCAATCCGATGATCGGTTTACGAAATGCGAGCAATGGAACGTACCTGATGCAACTGTTTAAATGAAAATTCACACCAGCCTTATCAAGTTTAATTCTGGTTTCGTAGATCGGGCACTTCGCCGCTATACCGCAGATGTCACAAAGCAACTTCTGCTTATTCAGGTTGGAATTTGATTCAATAGTGTAGGAGCCGTCTTCAAGACGACGAACCCAGCGCGTGCGTTTTAGATCCATATGTCATTTTTCTGTGATTGTTAGCCGAGGCAACGATAACCCACCAGGTGCGCCGAAGGTAGTAAATGCCTGTTTTAATTATTCACATATCCACAGGATAGATCCTAATAAAGAGATCCATAGATAGATCCTTGTATAGATCAAATAAGATCCCCGATCGCTGTAAGCCGCGCCACGACTGGTCTGAAGCCATGTTCATGTATGCTGCCAGCGGTAATTGATAGTCTGTCAACGGTTCGCCGTATGCTACCAACTGTTTTTGGTATGCTGCCAGCGGCAAATCAAGTATGCTGTCAGCGGTTGAATGACAAAGGTGTCCACATGTCCACAAAAAATAAAAAAGGTAAAAATAACAAAGAAGTAGAAGATAATCTCGACAACTTTGAAGAAGGTTCCCTTGAATTGTACACAGGGGAACTTGTCCCTAATAGCAACAATACAGTCCAACCAATTGCGTTGATGCGACTGGGGTTGTTCGTCCCCACGCTTAAGGGAACAAAATACAGTAAACGTAACAAGCCAAATGAGATCGATGCTTCAAAGGAGCTTGTCCAGCTCGAAGTAGCCCGTTCTGAAGGCTATTCCGATATCAAGATAACCGGTCCTCGCCTGGACATGGATCATGATTTCAAAACGTGGGTGGGCGTTGTGCGTTCGCTGGCAGAATACGGCGAACCTAACGGTCGTGTCGAGTTAAGCATCACGAAATTTGCGAAGTTTTGTGGCTATCCATCGTCACAGATCCGCAAAACACTCCGCGACCGGCTTACAAACAGTCTTTTGAAGATCATGCGTACAACTCTGTCTTTCCAGAGAACGTATGAAGAAAAGAACGTCGACGGCTCTAACAAGATCTCGCTTCTGATGGTGCACCTCATCAATAGCGTGGACTACAACGAGCAGAAAGATACGGTGGTGTTCTATGCAGAACCGAAGCTGGCCGAACTATATCGCTTTGACCATAAGGTTCTTTTGCAGTTAAAGGTTATCAATAAGCTACCACGCAAAGAAACAGCACAGGCTCTGTACACCTTCATCGAAAGTCTTCCAACCAAGCCTGCGCCGGTATCGCTTGCTCGATTGCGTGCGCGACTCAATTTGAGTAGCAGGAATGTCAGCTCGCAGAATCAGACTATACGCAACGGCTTAAAAGCTCTCCAAGATTTGGGTTATCTCGAATACAGCGAGATTAAGCGAGGGCGGTCGATCTATATCCAGATTCACAGCCGCAATCCAAAACTCAAAGTCGCACCGCCAAAACCTGAAGACATCGAACCCAAAAAACTAGATGAGAAAGCCGGGGAAATTGATGCCAAACAGAACATTATCAATAAGATAACCGAACTTTCGCAGAATTTGACGCCTGAAAATATCAAGATGATTGAGATCCTTTCCAATAGTCTCAAACTACTTTGATATGCTGTCAGCGGTGAAATGTATGCTATCAGCGGCTATTTTTCTGAAAAGTATGCTGTGAACGGTTAAAGATATGCTACCAGCGGTATAGTGAGATAAACGTATGCTGTGAGCGGTAAATCATCTATCACCACTCAATGCTCTTTTAAACCTCCCCAGTGGTTACTAACCTCGAAGAGTGCATTCCATATAGGTTTGCGCTCACTAACATTCTATTCCCATTGCGTTGATTACTTGTAGTGAAAGGTATTTATTGCCTGCTGCCCCCTGATAGAACGTATGCTGTCAGCGGTGTTTTATTGAGGAATTTTTGTTTGGATATGCTATCAGCGGTAATTAATGGCATATGTCAGACCTTCGTATGCTGCCAGCGGTAATTTTGTTCTGGTTATACCCATACCGGTACACATTATTCATGCAATGTCTTAAGTATGCTGTCAGCGGTAAAAAATCGAGTAAAGTATGCTGTGAGCGGTGAGATAGACTCTCGATATGCTATCAGCGGCAGTTGATTGTGTATGCTGTCAGCGGTGACGACTATGAAATATGACTGCGGAACGTGCCGCAGTCAGTTTGCATTTAGTGTATTTTCTTCAACAGACCCCAAAGTGTTCCGGCTTTTGTAGTCAGTTTTCCTGTTTCTGGATCGTACATACGCCATTCACGCCGCTGGTGGACGATATACCCATCTTCACGTTCCAGACGCTCAAGAATGCCAGGCTGCTTGAACCCTTAGCACGCCAGTAGCCGCTTGTTTTCTCGATTTCCAGACCTGCCAGTGTTAATGCCATTATCCAACCTCCTTGCAGTCATCGAAAAGGTAGCTTTGCTGAGAAGCGTGAACGCCATAGAAGCCCTTGTATTTGTTGTATACGAAGTGGTCTTCTCCGACGCCGGTTAATTTGCCATTACGATTTGTGAGATATGGGGATGACAACACTCGATCGTCACGCACAACATAGAACTGGTCGCCGCTGTCTACGACCATCGCTCCATATGGTGCTTTTATGACGTCGGTAAGAGCGCCATTCTTAACGTCGGCTACAGACATTTCACACTGATAAACAGTGGTGTCGGCCACAACGATCGAAGAAAGGAACAACAGCGCGAATGGGATGGCCTTCATGCTGCCACCTCTTTGATTACATCAAATGCTGAATTAAATACGAGCACGATAGCCAAAGCGTTTATGACTACGTCGTGCACCGGGGAAAAGACTTTACGAATGACACCAGTGAAAATGCAGTCGATGACAAAAGCTATTGAAACGATGAGTAACAAGTATTCAATAAAAATCTTCATGATAGGTAGATACTAACTTATATAAATTTTACTGTAAACTCACTCAAAAGTGCTGATGCTTAAAATACGCTCAAGATGTTCGGCATCTTCATCACTGATTTGTTGAGTCTCTTCTACGTACCAACAGTTGCCGTTATGCCAACAAACACCATCATCATCAACCATCACTGAATCAGCGTCATGACCTGTATATTCAACGAGAATACGCTGGATCAGCGCGTCAGTTTCTTCGTCGTTAAGGCCATCGGCTTTGACCATAAAAAGCGGAAACACGTCATAGACAGTGCTGGTAACGATTCGAACTAAAACTCTCATGTGTTTTTCCTTTTGTGGTTAGTGTTTACTTATTTTGTTAGTTATGAATAGGCGATCAATCTTCTTGTTTAGGGAAAAACTGTTCAATAACTCTGTCAACGGCTGTGTCTATATGGAGTAGATGCCACACAACCATATCTTTGCTTCCCATGCCTTGTGTGAATATCACGTCATACTTACGCCATGCGCAGTGGAACCAATATGCTGAGTCATCAATTGGTAAATCCTCTCCCGCCTCTTTGAAGTATTTCAGCAGCATTGCCTGCTCTGCCGTTGGCGTTGGACCTATTTCCTGAGCGTACATACGGATGAATCGCTGCCAGTCTGTCTCCTCGGTGGTCGGATCTGGTGGATTCATTTCGGCGATAGCGTTTCGTAGCTGATGCGCCCAATCAGGTTCAGGAAAGCCTTTTGATACTTCATCATCAATAACATCCAGAGCCGCGTTTGCGGCATCGTAGAGTTTCTTAATAGCTGTCATATTTTCTTAACCCTTTAAACAAATTGTTTTCTTAATAAGATAATTGCGATAAAAAAGGCGTCCAACTGGACGCCTGAACTTTTAAGGGGAGTTATTTCACTGTAATGAAAGGAGTGTTAGCCCCTTGAGTCATGTACTGCGGTAACTGGCCATTCCATTTATTGATGGCTTCCAGCTCCATAACGTTCGGGTTTTGACGCAGAGCTTCACCGCGCAGACGAATGGCGTCGGCTTCTGCTTGCGCACGAGCACGGATAGCATCAGCTTCACCATTAGCCTGTTCACGTAGCATATTCGCCTCAGCTTTACGCTGTTCAACTTCCTGCTGACGTTGCAGAGTACGCTGGTTAGCCGTTACTTTGGCGTTGATAGATTCAATGACGGTTTTTGGGTAATCAGGCTTTCCAACCCATGACAGGCTCAGTACCTCAATACCAACCGGAGACATCTCTTTCTGAATATCTTTCAGTGCGTTGTCCAGCAATTGTGCCTTACCACCGTCGATAAATGAGTCGGTGGTCATACGGCTGGCCAAACGGTTTAGAGAGTCGGCAATTTTCTGACGCAGATCTGATTCGGTGATATCGTCTACGCCTTTGCGATAGGTCTGGAACACCGTCGTTACCTTGTCACGATTAACCAGATACGCAACGCCAATTTTGTGACCAATAGCAGTACCGTCACTCATCTGGAATGTGAACGGCTCGTCGTAGGTCTTCATTTGTTTGAAGGTCGGGAATACGTAAAGTTCGGTGTTAAGACCTGTCCATTGGCGACCAACGCCAACCACTTCACCAATCCCTTTGTCTTCACCTAATTTGTTTACTTTGATGCCAACGTATCCAGGCTCCACGCGATCACAGCCAGTAAGACCCATTGTGCAAATAGCCGCCAGAGCAACTGCAAGTAAACCTTTCTTCATTACTTATTTCCCCTTTGCTTTGATTAATGAGTTGATAAACTTACGACCAGCAATAAGACCGATTACAGGAGCACCAAAACCAACGATAACTCCAAACATGACGGCTAAATCACTCTTGGTAGAAATCAGCGACGGAACCAGTAAACCGTAGATGAGAGCCACTGAAAGGCCTGTGGCTACTGCCAATAGATAGATTTTGATCATGTGTTTTCCTATGTGGTTGTTATGCGAAAATAATAAGTAAGTGCTTATATATTTTCAAGAGATAAAAAAGGCGTCCTGTGGACGCCTTGTGTTTACTCTTCTACTGACTCGGTGGGGTTGTCTTTTGCTCTTCGGTCGTCGATTGCCTGCAAAGCCGCAATGATTTCAGCCAGTGGCTTCTCCCGATACATCTCAACGATCTGCGATTTGGTGTATTTCTTGTCACCAATTTCAACTCGCCCGCTGGCGTTCTTTGGCAGGTATCCTTCTTCCAGCATGTACTCGACGAGCGATTCGATAACGTCGAGGCCACGAGTAGGATCGAAGTAGAATTTCCAGGTGCATTTGCCATACGGTGGTGCAACTTTGTTTTTGATGCATTCTGCGCCTACGTCCTGGCCGATCTTCTCTTTACCATCCTTCATCACCGATGCACCAAGACGGATACGTACAGAAGCGTAGAACTTCGGTGAATCTCCACCTGGCGACGTAGTAGGGTCGCCAAACATTACACCGATTTTTGTGCGAACCTGATTCAAGAAGATGATGCAGGCGTTGTATTTGCGTGCCCACAAAGCCAGAGTAGGGAAGTTCGCACTCGTCGCACGAGCCAGTGCCGTATTGTCGTTCATGTTTAGCTGATCTTTGTCTTTGGCAGTGCCTTCAGCCATCTTTTCGAACTTCTCGGCTTTGGAGTTCGGAACCATAGACGCAAGAGAGTCAGCCACGATACAGATAGGTGCTGATTCGGGGATAAGCTCTTCATCACGAACCAATTTAAGTATTGTGCCGATCAACTCTACAGAGTCTTCGAAGGTATCTGGCTGCTTGTATACCCACTGACCGTCATCCTCATCTGCGTTCAGGCCATTGGCTACAGCCAGGCCAACGTCAAAACTGTTTTCATGATCGAGGAATACCGCCAGACCATCTTGTTTCTGTGCGGAGATCATTGCTGCTGTTGCAAGGAACGTTTTCCCTGCACTTGGAGGGCCGAATACTTCGACGATACGACCACATGGGAAGCCGCCATCGTAACGACCAGAAATAGCTTTGTTTAACGGTGGAAAGCCTGTATCAATCCAATGAGTTACTTTCTGAATTTCGTCGTTGCTACCGATTTTCTTTTTCAGAGCAAGTGCCAGTGCGGATTTTCCTTTTGCCATGATCAGGCTCCTTTTGTTTCGTTGATTCGTTTTAAAGCGGCGGATTCGTCGAATACAATCGCATCGTGATTAAGGAGTCTGGATACACGAGCGAGGATTTTTACGACCTGCTCGCTGACTAATCCAAACTCGCGATCTGTCGCTTTCATTCCGGCAGCGCCCAGAATTGACGGCAGTGCGATGACAGCGTACTCACCGTGATAAAAGACAATCTCTTTTGCCAGTTGGGTGGGGGTGGTTGTAGCGCCATTAATAATCGATTTAAGCATTAGCAATACCTTTCGAATGGAAGAACAAACACTTCAAGGTCTTCAAGGAACGAACGGAAATTCAGCTCGTAGCACAGTTGCTCGAATGCTTTCACGTCACGATTGCCTTTGATTGTTTCGATTTCGGTAGGCGGAAACTTCGTCTCAATCAGGTTCATTAGCGTGATGTTTCTCTTGAACGCTTCGAGCATTCGACAGCCTGTTTTCTCGTTGAAGGCATTCTTCGCTAGTTTGTTGAAGGCGGTCTTATGGCGTCCTTTGTCAACCACGATTGAGCCGTCGTTGATGCCGCGTACCATCGTTGCGACACTTCCCCATTCATGCAGCAGCTCTTTCGCACCGCCAGCACCAATGCCACCAACACCGCTAATGTTGTCCGATTTATCGCCTTGTAATGCTTTTGCTTCCAAAAATGCGCGAGGAGTAGCGAATCCTGTCAGCTCCGCAAATTGCTCAAAATTAACCTGCTTGTTTTTGGCGTCTTCACGCAGGCTTACCCAGCTTACGTTTTCACGAACTAACTGAAGCCAGTCGCTATCGCCTGTTAACAGATAGATGTGTTCAACGGTTGGCTGCGGTGCCATGCGGGATACCAGCAGCCCGGCCAGATCATCCGCTTCTGCATCTTTTGCAATGAGTTGGGTAACTCCAAGCGCGGTCATCATTTTGAGGATGTATGGCTTCTGGATAGCAAAGCCTTCCTTCATCTTTTTCATATCAGGATCGTCGTCGCGATTTGCTTTGTAGTCCGGGTAAAAGTCGCGACGCTTGTCACTAAATCCATCCCAAAGAATCATAGGTCGGGCATGGAGGATGGAGGCATAACGACGGACGTTCTTAACAAAGCCGAAAGCAGCCTGTACTTCCATTTCGCCGTTGTGCAATTTGTCAGATTGTTGGTGGTAATAACCCAGGCTATTGCCATCTACGAAGAGATAATTCACCGGTACATTCCTTCCAAAAAGTAAGGCGTCCGTAGACGCCTTACTGGTCACGTAATGGGATTACAGAGAGTCCAGCTCTCTCAGTAGCTCATCCAGACCTTCATCTTCCGTCGCAGATGCGGTTGCTACAGATGTCGCTGCGACTGCTTCAGACTCTTTGACTGATACGGCAACGGCAGCGGAACTTGCCTCTGGTTTAAATTCAGTTTCAACGGCACGGAGGATTTCTTCATCAACCAGACTGGTTGGTTCAGAAGCCGGTGTGTGCGCGGTTGCTACAGCCGTCGCTCCTTCTGTATGACCAGTGACAGAGCCAAATCCAGGTAGTGCCGCAGCCGATGTTTTCGCGGTTGAGGAAATTGCTGGTGCAGATGCTGCGGCAGTTGGTGCAGCGATGCCAATCAGACGACCCATAGTGCGAACTGTCGACAGAAGACGAGTTTCATCAGCCTGATTTGCGTATGCGATCAGATCATGCTGGGTGTTCCAGAATTTATCTTCGATATCGCCTTTGTAGACTTTACGCTTAGGCGAGACGTCATATTTGGTATCGCGACCAGAGCCAGTACGTTTAATCAGGAATGCGTAGCCTTCCTCTTTGCTCAGTGGATTGCCGATATCATCAGCGATGTCTTCGGTGATTGCTTTGCAGATATCATCGAATACAGTAGACGGCAGCTCGATTAACTGGCATTTCTCAGCATCTGCGAAATCCTCACGAGCAGAAAGAATGCCGTTGACCAGGTAGCGAGGAGTGGCACGCATTTGACCGATGCGTTCTTCCATTGCTTTGTTACCCTTGTGACGAGCGCGACCTTCCATCACCATTTCGCATAGCTGACAAGCGCGACCGTGAGTATGTTGCTCACAAATATAAGCGTTGGTTGCTTCTTTACCTTCCTCGTTCTGATACTTAACGTAGTGCATACCGAAAGTCTGGAAGAACTTACCGTTTGGGTCGTCTTTATTCGGGAAGATGCGGATATAGTTGACGCCGTCTTTTAAGCGAGTCAGATCAACGTTGTTACCACGTTTGGCGGCAATGTCTTCACGAGTTTTGTTAAGCAAATCAAGTAATGTCTTAGACATGTGTTTCTCCTTGTTGTGATTTGGCCGATGGCGCTATGCGCGTTGGGCTTTCGTTCATTCGTGGCTCTTTCGAGCTGTTAAATGATAGATCAGTACTTACTTATTATCTATCAAAAATCAACGGGGAGTAATAAAGCGTTCAGAGCCTAATCGCTCTAATTCAACGATGGCCATCTTTGACGCCTGAACGATCATGTCTCGGCGATGCGAAAAGGCGGCGACAGCATGTTTGTATATGTCTGCGATGTGCCGTGCTTCATCCAACTTCTGCCGTTTAGACAGATACTGTGGGTTTGTTTTAACCTTAGCGTCCAGTACAGATTCGTTGAACTTAATGCCGTTCATACTCAAGTTCTTACGCTCTGTGTCGTATAGCTTTGCTTCAACAGCTTCAAGGTTAAGTTTTGCTTCTGCGACACTTCTTTCTGCATGGGCGAGTTTTGAGCCATATTCCATCAACAGGCGGGGTTGTCTACGCCAGACTTCTTCCAGATTGTCTCGGTCAAACTCGAGATCGGACATGATTTTTTCGTATATATTGGTGCTCATTTTGATAGATTCTCACTTATCATGATGTATTGATTATAGAGCTTAAATTAACGCTAATCCAAGATAGACCGTTATGCTATCTGCTCGAACAACCATTTCTTAGGGCTTGTTAATTGCAGGAGTTTCTCCTATTGTGTTCGTGGATTTAATCGAAAGAAATATGGGTTTTGAAAAGGATAGAATCTTCATGTTTCCGCACAGCATTTATCATTAATTATTCAAATTAAAAGGAAATATTATCCTCATGTTTGATATTTATAATTTATTAAAGCAAATAGCAGAGAACACGAAACCTGACCATTCTGCTATTTGGATTGCTGTAATATCTTCAATATCAGCTATTGCAGGCGCTGCTATTGGTGCATATTTGTTATATCGAGGCACAAACGAACAAATTAATTCTGCTGCTGCTATTGAAGATAAAAAATTAAAAGCAACTATAATTACCGCAGAAAGACTTCGTTGGCTTCAAGAGCTAAGGTCAAGAAGTAGTGAGTTTTATGCGAATCTCGATATGAATTACAACTTATTAAAACGACCGATAAATCCGCAGGCAATCCCGACATATCAACAAGCTGGGGACGAACTGGCGAAAATTGTAATGATTCAATGCAATCAGATAATTGTATTGCTTAATCCTAAAAAAACTCATCAGCAAACTATTTTTAATAAATGTAATGATGCACTTAAATTTTTCATGGAATGCGTCGAAGAAAAAAATAATGGTAATCTGAACTTTGATGATTCCAAGTATGCGGAAATAAAAAACGATTACTTTAATGCTTTAACTGAAATAGGTATTGAAACTTGGAAGCAGATAAAAGAGTTAAGTTGATGTCTTATTGGCGGAAGATAATTAATAACTATCACTACACGGAATCTGCAATTAATAAATGAAACCCGCGATTGGCGGGTTTTTTATTTATGCGACTTTCTTACCCAAGATGTTGGATAGAGTGACTCTGGTCTAGCGTTTCAGCCTGTACTATCTCACATCGCCAATCTTGTTTACTTTCATAAACTCTTTGGCCTCCTTTATGGTGTTTTCTTTATTCATTTGCTAATAGTCTCCGCTACCTCTGCCAGAATTGCTTCCAGCTTTTCGCCTTCCTCTGGGCGAAAGTACAAAATATTCGGGTTAAATCCGTAGAAAACAGTCACATCCAGCTCCGGCAGATACTCTTTGCGTCCAACCAGGTCGGATGGTTTGATCTTGTTGTTGAAGAGCGACGTTGCCCGGCTGCCACACGTCAGCACATAGGTCGGACGCACCAGATTGATCTCTTCACGCATAAAGTCGGTGAACTGGCCGATCTCGTCTTTGGTGTAGTCTTTTTCTTTGTCTTTAACCTTCTTGCAAACGCCTGTGACATAGAGATCGCCCATGCGTAAATCTCCAGCCGTCAATAGCTTGGCCTTAAAATCGTCGTATCCGTTCTCCATAAAGTAACCGGTTCGAGCATCATTGCCGTTCGCATTGTCCAGAATGATCATGATTTTCGGCTTAATACCAATGCTGGGGCGGATTAGTTCATCACCTAAGCCCATTTCAGCCGCCATCCGTGTCATGAGCACGTTAATCTCAGCCGAACGTTTGGGGTTCATCTCAAACGGACGTGAGGCTTTAACTGCATCTATGACAAGGTTTCCCATCAATTCAGCCTGGTCGCGGAGGCGCTCTGGATCAGTTGCTGGCAGACTACCTGGCTCGATGGATGCAAACGCCCCTACTTTTTGCAGCGATTCGCGCACTCGACTATTACAGGCACGTTTCTCGACAGCTTCTTCGAATTGCGCAAGTGACTCGAATTTGCCGCCAACCTTTTCTCGCGCTCTCATGATGGCCTGGCAGCCATTCTCAGAACACCCCTTCACAGCAGAGAAGGGCGCATACAGCACCTGGCTGCCATCTTCAAGCGTGCGGATCTCGATTCGGTTAGATGACATGTTAACGTCTGGTGGCAATACGCGAATACCATAGGTCAGCGCATCTTTAACCAGCCCCTGGTGTTTATCTTCGCCAAGAATAGTGAGAGCAGCAGCGAAAAACTCTGCGGGATAATGAGTTTTCAACCACATAGATTGATAACTGATTAAGGAGTAAGCAACAGAGTGTGATTTGTTGAACTGGTAGGCACCATTCTTTTCGAATGCGGTCCAGATCTCCTTCGCTTTCATCTCTGATAGCCCTGGATGTGACGCTGTAACGCGTACTGCGTTTATAGGTAGTTTTGCACCGAACTCAAGTGCCTCTTCGACAGTTTTCAGAGTTCCGTCTTCGCATTTAAAATGTTCCGCACGGTGAATGCGCTGTGTAGTGCCATCTTCCAGCTCAACGTCGATCCAGCCAGCTTGAGCCTGAACGATGAACTTCTCACCCATGCTCTTCATTTTCTCCATGTCTTTTTTGCCGATCGCTTTACGAACGCCGTCAGCTTCAGCCATTGTGAAGCCGGCAAGCAATCGAGTCGCGTTCATCGTCTGTTCCTGATAGAGAATCACGCCATTTGTTTCTGCGGTAAGTTCATCAAGAACGGGGTGTAATGATTCCGGCGTCATAAAGCCTTTGGCGACAGAAACATAATCATCCAACATGCCTGACTGAATTGGCCCCGGCCGGAAGAGCGCAGTCGTAGCAACGACCGTTTTAAAGCTCATTGGCTCAATTCCACCACCTAAATCTTTAAGCAGCTTGCGCATTGGGCCTGATTCAAGCTGGAAAACACCTTGAGTGTACCCAGCAGCAAAACCATCCAGCACCTTGCGATCTTCAAGAGAAATGGCATCAAGATTGATATCCTCACCTGTGTTCTCTTTAATGTAGCGTTTTGCACTATCGAGCAAATCGAGAGTCGCCAGGCCAAGTACGTCCAGCTTAATTAGGCCCATAGCCTCGCAGTAACGCTTGTCAAATGCGATACAACGCGCGTCACCACGTCGTTCAACCGGTGTTCGTTCTGTCAGAGGAACACCTGCTACGATCATCCCTGCCGCATGTCTACCATAGCCACGCATAAGGCTTTGTAACTTGCAGGCTGCATTGAATGCATCAGGATATTTTGTCGCGTATTTGTCGAGGCTTGCCAGTTGTTCGCGCAGCTCTTCCAATGGAAGGCTATCATCCTCGACGTTCTTCAGTTCTTTTGATACCGCCATATCTGCGGACTCCACACCATAAATACGAGCGGTGTCACGTAGTGCAGAGGCCGCGCCCAGGTAGGTGAAGTTCGGAATGCCTGCAACGTAATCTTCGCCGTAGCGTTCATTCAGATACTCGATCACCTCATGGCGACGTGCCTGGCTGAAGTCCAAGTCCGCATCTGGCAAGTCGAGACGCTCAGGGTTGATGAAACGTTCAAACAGAAGACCGTGACGGATAGGGTCGACGTTGGTTATGCCTATGCACCATGCCACCAAAGAGCCAGCGGAGGAACCACGACCAGGCCCGACAGGAATGCCAGTTTCACGGCTGTGATTCATCAGATCGCGTACCATCAGGAAGTAACCACAAAATCCCAGGCGAGTAAGCGTGTCCATTTCGTACTTAAGTCGCTCAACATAAACCCTGTTCTCAGAAGCCGGTGGTGTGTAGCCAAACTCTTTTGTGGTAAGACGTTTACGCAGCCCAGCAACGGCCAGTTTCATCAGCGTTGCAGGCTCGTCGTCTGCCATCTTTGGCAGTGCTGGTGGCAATTCATGCCAGCGCCATGTGCAGGCATCGATAATGGTATCCTGCGTTGTTGAGGCCATTGCGGCTGTTACCGGCACATCCATGCGAACGGAGAAGGCTTTCAGCGCCTCAAGGAGATGGCGGCGACCATTGACGGCGTTATCTCGCTGGTGGGGGATACGCAGACGATGCGGCTGGTCGATTTTGATGTTGTTCGTAACCATGTGCGCAATGTCTTTAATGTCTGCATCGTCGATCGATTCGTAATAAGCGGGATAGAACGCTACTGGCTCTATTTTCAGTGCGCTGGCGACTTTCATCGCCCGGACGTTAATCTGGTCGTAGAATGGGGTAGGGTGCGGATAAACCACACTATAGAAGTTGTTTTTTCCACCCGCTGTAATCAGTGAGCTTATGATTTTTGCAAAATCGTTGCGTTGGTACACGCTACCGATGTCGGCAGTGAGCAGGATGATGTTGCCTTTGGCATATGTAGAAACCAACTGTTCGAGCGAGAGACGCGGTACAAAGTAGAACTGTTCTCGTGTGTTGGCCGCCGTCATTAGTTCGCAGATGTCTCGATATCCCTGCTCATTTTTAATTAGAGCGGTAAAGGAGTAGTTCCGCCCACGCTCTAATGATTCCATACATCCCATAGACTCTTTAGCAAGTTTAGCCCGGTGCTCGTATGTGGGATCATCAACAATGTTTAGTTTCACACCACAAATAACCGCCATGTCGTCACCAGCGGCACGTTGTAGTGGAATAACACTCGCAATATTCATGCTATCTGCCGAAATTACAGCGGTGTAGCCAGCTTCTCTGGCAATCTTCACCGCGTTTTCTGCTTTTAGAGCCGACTCCCCAAGAGAGAAGTCAGTTCGAACCATCAGAGCCTTCATGTGTTTTTACCTTTCTGGTTTTTTTGATTTTGTCATTGGGGAAGCCTACGAATTTCCCATACATCGAAATCGCAACTTCTTTTGCTGATTGGTGACAATCGGGCTTGTCTGGACACACCAGACAAGCCTTGCCAGTTTCAGAAGCAGCGATAAGAGAGCCGAAACATCCTTTACGCACGATTAACCAAATATTTTTTGAACAACTTCACGTGCCGCTTGCGCAGAAGCTGAAGGGAGTTTGTTAATGAAAGAACGCTCAATACCTGTCACAAAGTCGCCTCGCATCATTCCAATCTTGGCCGACAACAAAAGTTCACGAGGGCCAATCGGCTGACTGATCAGGTGTTCTTCGTATCCATCGCGAACGATACCGGCAAACTTAACCATCTTTTCAGCGTATTCATCCACGATGCCAGCATTTATCAACATGTTGATCTCTGCCTCTTTGCTCATGTATTTCACATTCGAAACGATGCCAAAACGCGAAAAGTTAGCGGCGTTCTGGATGTTTGTACCCTGGTACAAGCCGGTTTCATCACCAGATCCGTTCGTGTTGCCAGTGCCAATGAAAGCAAACCGTTCATGCGGAGTAATGCGACGCCATTCTTGAGTCGCCTCTTTGATGACCAACGCTTCACCTTCCAGCACTGGCTGATACACGCCAAGAATCTGTGGAAACGCAAAGTCGTATTCATCCGCGAGGTAAACCCAGCCATGCTTCATTGCGAGCGCAAGCAAGCCAGGCTCGAAATACGTAGAGCCATCACGCGCCAGAATTTGTCCCGTAACATGAGCCTCTTCCATTGATGCTGTATGTTGGGCACGGATTAACGGACGATTGAGCAAAGCACATAGTTGTGTAGGCAATGAAGATTTGCCTGTTCCTGCATGACCCCACAAATAGCCTGGTATGCCAAGTTCAAGCATCATGAAAATGTCTTTGATCAGTTCGAAGTCGCCATATACGTATCCCTTCTTCACTTCTGGAACGAACTCTGGAAACGGCGTATTGACGTTGACGCTAACCATGAGCGGCGTCCCACGTTTTGTTCCGAGTTCTTTCACCGTTACATTTAGCAGTTCGTGAGCTGCGACCAGATCTGTCTTGTACTCAACTGTGCCTGTATAGCCTGGGCTATTGGTCACGCCAGATGATTTGGCCATTTCGCTTATTTGCTCGGCACGTTTAGCTTGAATTGCATCAAGTGCCTTTTTCGATAGCGTTGGCTCATCTGGAAACTGCGTTGTGTACATTTTCAGTACGGTGTCAGGATCGGCATCTTTTACTGACTCAGGAATGCCCTCGCAATTACCATTGGCTACATGGGACTTAAAATAGTGAAATGATTTTCCGCACCACTTGCAAACAAGGTAATCAGAAGGATTTTTTTCATTTTGCAGTGCAGTAGTAGTCATGCGTTTTTCCTTTGTTTTCTAATGAGCTTTCAACTTCTTATATAAATATACCATCAAATATCGTAAGTGATTACTTATCATTAAGGCTATTCTAATCACTTCAAAATGATACGAGATAGTTCAGTAACTACAGATGAACCAAGACTATCAACGCTCGTTACCAGGGCATGGTTTGCGTAAAATCTCTCCGGTGCGTCAGTCATGATGCCAATTGCCATCAAATCAATGTCAGTCTGCGTTTCAATTTGCTTCGCAACCGAACGCAAATGAGCGTCAAAACCTCTCCCAACAGCCCACGGCGCGCCATCGCTTAGAACAAGCATGATCTTCTTGTCCTCCATGCGACCAGAAAATAACGATGCAAGGCTGGCTATGCTTTCACCATCCACGTTATTAAGAAGTGGGAATGTGTAGCCTACGCACCCCATACGTGAGCGAACTTCGCGAGAATTGGCCTTTTCATTCCAATTTTTGATGATAGGTAGCATTAAAGATTCAAAGCGAGAGAACTCATACTTGATTGCCTTAAGCTCTCCTGCTGCCATATGACTACCAAATGTTGTGAAGCCGGTGATAATGTTGGGAACATTTATTCGATCAAGCGCATCGGCGATGGTATATGCACTTGCAAGAGCCAGTTTAATCGTTTCGCCGCTCATTGAACCTGATAAATCAATCACTTGTTGAACACAGGCGTTAACGGCCTTAGATTCTTCTTTTTTACGAAACACGCGATCATCATTCATTGCTAATCTGTAGATACTAGAACCATGAATGCGCCCCCGACGCTGGCCCGGTATAAACTGAACTCTGTTTCTGCTTGCAATTGCACGCTCCAGGTCTTTTGCCAGCGTCGACGAAACACCTGACGAAAGATGCTTTTCAATATATTTGTCGAAGAGTTGGTTGCCTTCAGGAACGATGCGATAACGGCTGATTGGATATCCACCTAAATCAATATCGGAGAATGTTTTAATAAGCCGTTTGATATGGGCTTCTGCCTGATCAATCGAACCGATGAAGTCGTATGAGCGATTGTATGGCCTGTATTCGCTTTTCGAGCTTTCTGTTAACTCGCTTTTAATCGTTTCGGATAGTGCATCTTCTGTCATGCCTCCGACTTCATCTTCCATGCTATCAAGCTCCTCTAAAGCCTCTTCCAGACTCATTTTGGACGGAGTGGGAATGTCTGAAGAGCCGTCTTCTGCCGTTTTTCTTTTTTCGTGATCCGAGGTAGTTGCTTCTGTCGTCGCGCTATTGGAAGTATCAGAATCTAATACCTCTTTATCATTTTTTGTATCATCGAATATTGTTTCTGATGATTCAGAATTATCTGAATCATCACTATCGTTATTATCATGTATGTACTTACCTTGTGACTCATCATCTATAGATATGTGGTTATCTAGCATCTCATGTGTCTTGTGATCTTCATTGTCTTCATTACTTTCTCCAGAGGAATCCGCTTGGTCAGCGTCTGAAGGATCGGGAGTTTTTCCCGGAGCTGACTCCTTACCTTTGCTTTCACTTTCAGTGTCTTTGAGGATCTTAGCTATGGTCGCAGCCACCTTTACACAATCCTCGGTGCAGGACATGTTACGCGCGGCCACATCGATACCATGTTTTTTTAATAATGAAATTGGTTTCTCAATGACAGGCCAGTATTCATCCATGAAATCTACGAACGGTGCTTGGCCATCCCAGGCTCTTACAACCGGACAGAGAAAGAAGTTTAGAAAAAGCGCGCGCTGATCTTTGCCACAATAAGCAATAGCCTCTGAAGCCTTTGGTTTAAAGACTTTTTCGATTATAAGGCGCTGAGTTGCCATCAGATTACGTCTTGTTCCGTTAAAGACCTGACCCATTTTTCGCTCGATGAACACGTCTTCTAAGGCATTCCATAGCGACCAGGAAGGAACGCGTCCTTTTTCTCTCATTTTGTTGGACACACGAATATCGGTAAACAAAATGTGAGCAACCTCATGATCGAGAAATCCGCGCACAGCATTCATCAATGCCGGTGTTGCGTTATCCGGGATTGATGGGATGTTTACGAGAATTGGCTCTCCATCATCGTTATAGCGTACATAAGCGTCGTCCCCTCGTTCTGCAACAGGGATGTTTTTACCTGAAAGGAGAGCGACTACTCGTTTTACACTGTCACGGAAGTCCTGAACCTCTTTGATGGAACGTTTTTTAGACATGGCTAATCCTTTGTTATGAAAACAAATTATTTACTAGTGTGTTTAATGTAGCACTGCGCGAACAGGGAACTAAGCCATTCGCGCAGGGAGAAGAGGGGTTAACAGATTCTGACGGCTAAAGACCCGGAGCCGGTATTGAGAAGCGTGAAGCGTTTGTTGTTAAGTTCGAATATAAAGCCAGTGGTGTCATTCACACCAACCTGAATCTGCTCATTCGGTAGATCGGTAAGGATGTCTGTTACACACTCAACAGCTAATTTTTGTACGTGTCCGATCTCAAGAGCGATTAGGCTGGAAATAGTGGTGTTCATTCAATCAATCCATTCTAACTTATACTATGGTAAGGAATACTACTAAAATTTGTATCAATACTGAATACATTCATATCATATGCAAGTTACTTTTCTTACCTATTTTGGGCTAATTTTTCTCCGTGCAATGGCCTTTAACCGGTCTTTTAAGTGCCTATCGAAAAAAATGATAATAGCTTTACAACCCTAACCTTTGATGTAATATCGGTAAGCACTTACCAGAGAGAATTGAACGCGCAAAGGTTGTGACCATGTCTGATAACAAGATTGAATTTATAGAAAGTCGCTACGCTGCTTTTATCGCAGGGTTGATTGAATCCTCACCTATGAGCCAGGCCCAGATAGCCAAAACAATTGGGTATAAAAACGCCAACAACCTTTCTTTAATTAAAAGCGGCAAAATTCCTTTGCCTATCGATAAGGTTCGTCCGCTGGCGCTGGCACTGGGTATTGAGCCAAGTCGTCTTATGATGATGGTGCTGGAAGAACGCCAACCCGAACTCGCAGCATTTTTATACAAAGAAGGCACTGCTCCTCTTAACGAGGACGAAAAACAGGTTCTTGCTGCATATAACGAGCGATTCGGTAAAGAGAAAGGCGCATCACAAAAGGTTGTTGAGGCCATAAAGTCTCTATGAAAAATTTACACGAATAAGCTCTGTTGATAGACGATCTCCCTTAAATTTGTGGTCAATTTCGTCTAAATCCGGTTGCTCTACGATTGATGCGATGTACGTCGAGAAACTTTCTAAGGCGTCTCGCATCTCGTCCATATAATCGTGCCGGTCGTAGACCCGATCTATCCCCTCAAGACTGTGGTTCATGATTTTACGTGATACCTCCTGGCTTATGCCTAATGCTGGGAAGTAACTACGCGCAGTACGGCGCAAATCTCGGGGTGTAAATGGCTCAAGCTCCATCAGTTCTGGTCGTTCCAGAATACGACGTAATGCCTGGGCTATTGCCACTTTAGACATAGGAAGGTCTTTCCCGATTTTTTTATTCGAAGGCACGAGCCACTGGCTGTCTTTACCATATTCGAACAACTCTTCAATACATGTGCGCATTAATGAGCTTAAAGGCAGAGAATGCTCACGGGCAGATTTGTTCCTCTTGCCTTGATTCCAAACCCCACGCTTAAGATTGAACTCACTTTTTTTAGCCCGCAGTACTTCGTCAGGTCGTCTTGCGGATACAAGACATAGCCTGGCCGCCCATTTTGTACCAGCACACACATTGAAGTAGTCCCATATATTCCAGAACACCCATACCTCTGCGTCGGTCAGCTTCCGCTCGCGAGGTGTGGGCTTTGCGCCACCGGCAACTTTGTTAAGTGACATATCGTTTAACGGTGACACGTCGATCATCCCCTGGAAGGCGCACCAGCTGAGGAACTGCTTCATCAGAGAGAAAACGCGGCGACCCATAACAATTTTGCCATCCAGTATTAGTGGGTTGACCAGTTGGTTCACCATGAACCTATTAATATCACTTACTTTTACATCGGCAATGTGCGGCAAAACATGTATCAAAATACAATGAACAGCGATCTCTGGCCGACGTCTTGTTATCAGCAGAGATAAGCGAGTGAATAACATGAATGCGTCCGAGAATCTCATGTCATTGCTGACCTGGGAGATCATAACGGCCTGCATTTGAGATGCTCTTTCGAGATACTCAATCGCCTCTTTTGAGGTGTTCTCCGCAGCGCGTGCTCTGTCAAAGCTATTTTTCATATGACAATCACCGAGTTACGCCGATGCACTGTATAAGTAAACAGTATATTAGGCATAGATTCTTATAGGATCAAGAGTAAAAGTAACTCATTTTCAGTAATGATTCCATACATAGTAGGTATGGAATCATTGGGGGGCGATTTTTTTGAATCTATCTTTTCGAACGGAGGGGTTGGCTTCACTTTTATCTTCATCACCTAAAAGGTAATTGATTTACTTGAAAATGGCTGGTTTTATAGTATTGTCATGCGATCGCTGCAACAGGATAAGAAAAATGATAAAAGAGACACCGGAAGTCAACACGCTATCTGAGTTATTAGGGGCTACGCCTCCCAAACCTCAGCTAGTAGTGACGACTAAAGGTATTGATTTAGGTCTGGATATCTCCCTCGGAGATTGGAATAACTCTTCATTATTATCACGACCTTCAGCTTTGTTAGCAATTGAGCATGGGGAAAATTTATTTGAACTCATGGATAAAGAGTTAGGTCTTGTTGGTATTAATGAAGAAGGAGTGATCAAGTCAAACATCATTATCGAACTAGATCCCCATAAAACAACTATGAGAATATTAGGTAAAATTGCGGAAGCACTCATTGTTGAAGAATGTGAAAAAAACGCGAAACAAAATGAAAACTGGGCATTATTAGCAAAGAGATATACCCCTTTCACAGATAGTTTGTCTAATTATAAAGCTGTTGGGACTGGACTCAACTATACGAAAATTAACTATCCTACTAAATATCAACCTAATGATACTCAACGGGACATTGTGTGGATAGACAAACGAGACCCACTTTCTCAATTACTTATTTCTGCTCCAACGTCGAATTCAGGTATACAGGCTGGAATTCAAGTGAAGGTCAGTGCAAATGGTCTTAACTATCTATCACCAATGGATTTTTCTAGCAGAAGATATGAGGTCCCTATTGTTTACTTTGATTTAAATAATGATTTTTTTGAAATTCAGATGAAGATAGTGAACTCAGGAATTGATTCGGTTTATGGAATGGATTATCACCGTGGTAGAAACATTTCTCCTGAAATACATGAAAAACTATGTGCATATTATAACCTTATATACTCCATTATCATTGGTGATATGAAATTAGAGGCTCTGTTACTAAATGAAGAGGCACTGAAAGGGTATGTGACTGAGATTAAAGATAGACAAGGTAAAAGAATAATCGTGACGTGAAAACCTAAACTGTAAAGGCAACAAAAGGTGAAATAATAACTCATTAAAAGCACATTGTGTGAAATTTTAATCTGATAATTCATATATCGGAAGGGATTTTAGATATTTTTAATATTTATAACTGTCCTTTTCATAGATATAGTTGATTTGAGCGCACACTTTCATGTAAAAAGCCGCCTAAGCGGCTCTTAATTATAATGTACTCACCAGAGCGGCGAATTCCGTATAGCCACCGATAGATTCGCCATTTACGAACACCTGCGGTATGGTCTCCACCGGCTTGCCAACCAGGGCGCTCAATTTCTCTTTGTCTATCCCAGCAGACACAATATCGATGTATTCGTAATCGCCAAAACCGTGACCGTGAAGCTGCTTCGCCAGCTCGACCGCACGTTTGCAGTATGAGCAGTTATCTCGTCCATAGATAGTGATCGTCATTGCTTTGCCTCGTTATGCGCTTCGCTGGGGAACGTGTAGCGGTTAGTGAAAGAGCTGAGGTGGTAGTGCTCGTGAATGTATGGATTTGACTTCTGCACCTGACGAGATGCGCGACGCGCATGTTTACATTTATTTCCCATATTGAGTCCTTTCAAGTGAGTATCCGAAAGAACTATACAGTTAACGTGCGTAAAAAGTAAGTGCTTACCTATCATTTATTGATAGAAGAATAGCCGCCTGTCGTGTGATACTATTTACAGAACTAAACTGGCTTTCCACAAGGTGTAAAATGACTATCCTTGAAAATCCTGATGCGAATGTTGAATCTGTTTATAGTCTTCATCCAACCACGTTGTTTCATTTTACAAAAAACGAAGATGCTTTCTATAGCATATTGGCTGAGAAATATTTTAAACCATTTCTTGCTCGCGAGGAAATAAGAGGAGTCGGGGGACGCAGGAGGTTTGCAGTACCAATGGTATCGTTTTGTGACATAAAACTATCACAAATCAGAGATCATAGCGGAAAATATGGAGAATTCGGTCTTGGGCTAACTAAGTCTTGGGCGGAAAAGAAAGGTCTACACCCAGTTCTATATATGAATAAGAGTAGTGAAATATTTTCTAAATACAATGCCAGAATTCGACTTATTAAAAATAAGTTGGTGCCGCTTTGGAAGGCTAGAGGAAATTTAGATACCAAAAACAGAATAGAGTTTGAGAAATTGAAAGCAGAATATTCTGATCTATATAATTTACTGCGTTATATGAAAAATTACAGAGGCAAGCTAGAGCGAAAAGATAATAAAACAATAGAGAATTATATATATGCAGACGAGAAAGAGTGGCGTTATGTGCCAGCTCCTTTTATTGGTGATTTATGGCCTAGTCTGAGTTTGGAGCGTGTTATCACTTCTGATGACAAAGCAAAAATTAGCTCAAAATTTTCAAAGTTTGGCATTGATTTTGAGTTCAATGATATAAAATATATACTTATACCTAAAGAACAACATATCCAAAAGCTAATTAACTTTCTCTCAGGTTTAGATGGATTTGAATCTTCAATTATTAGCAAAATTCTGACCATGGATAAAGTAAAGCAAGATTTTTAATTTTTGGTTTAACGGGAGCCTAATTAGTGTCAATATTTTTAAGCGAAAAGGAAATGCAAAATTGGATAATTGACAAATTATCTGATCAAGATGGATTATATAATTCAATCATCAATATTGATAAATTAAATGAATTTAATCCGAAAAGACCCGAAGAGAAAAAAATTAAGGAGAGTTATCAGTTTTGTTTAAAGAACATAACATTGTTACATTTAATGACAGATGATGAGAATATCTCAGCAACAAAATCTGAGATATTAAGACCTGATGTCGTTGCTTATTCAACAGAGAATGAATCCTTAGTTCTTATTGAGTTAAAAAATTTTTCAACACCAACAAGGGAAGCTGGAACTGAGCTAGTGGCATATGCTGCGGAACTAAAAAGTTACTTGTCATACTTGTCTGATGGAGATATTACCAATGTACTTATATCACCTGACTGGCCACCTTTGGTTAGACACTTTATTTTTAATATGATCGTGTGGCAGAAGAAAAACTTTCTATGTTTAGAACCTTGCTATGATTTACAAGGTAACGTATCACTTACTCCTTTAGATATTAATAAATTAGTTATTGCGGAAGAAGCACTCAAGTTCTCATTTCGTCATCTTGGCGGGTTTCATATATGTTTGTATGATGATGAAATGTATAATCAACCGACTTCCACTTCTCGTTTACATTCGAAATTGAATGTTATTAAAGCCAGCATGGCAAAAATGTCCTCAGACGGTGAAAAGACTAATAGCCATGGGTTTGCTATTTTATGTAGAAATTTGAACGAGAGAACTTTAGCACCATATACGATTACTCTAGTTAATGTTTCTGCGTTTTCTTCCATAGAGCGATACTTTCATTCGCCACAAATATCCAATGCTTCTCAACTCCCTAGAATAGGACAAAAAATTTATGACATTTACACTCATTACCAACCATCAGGTTTTGGGGCATCAATGTCGAAAATTTACAATTCTGGGAGGGCATATTTAGAAAAAATTAATTGCAAGCCGCGGATCGAGGTTATAGACACCTGGGATGTATTGCAAGTACATACACATGCGCCTTATATGGAAATGGTTCATATTGAAACGTGGGGAGTTTTTAAAGAAAAATTGATTGAAGGTCTAAATGAATGTTATGAGGATGAATATTACACACCTGATTTTAACGATGTAGATTTTTGCATGGTGTGTATTGAATCCTTAATTGACCAGAATTATGAATTTATAAAACTTTTTTGAAGAAAAGGGGCCGAAGCCCCTTTGAATATTGCGCTGAAAAAAAGTGTTGCTAGGATGTTAGCAAGCTATGGTTAAGAACGTCTGCCGTAATTGTCAATCACAGCGTTGAGCGGTCTGGTTTATGTTAGCGGAGTCTTAATCGAGTTGATTAAAAGGCCAAACCGCTCAACGCTGTGTCTGGCGGAGAGTAATGGAATCGAACCATCATCGTTTGCACAATGGGACGATTTTCAAGACCGCTTGAGCACCATGCTCCCTACTCTCCGGCCGTTGTGGTGGCCGGTACTGAATCTCCGGCATACGGTGCAGCCAATTAGGACTACGGACGATCACCGCTCGCGAAAGGGAAGATTTGCGGCCGCATTTCCCTAACATCCAAGAAAGCTATCGCATCAGTCTGCGAATCCACCACAACGGTAAGATCACTACCTTTCGACCAGTCATTGTGCACATGAACGACGATTAACCGTAATGATCTTATCGTTGTATTGGTGCCGGTTAACGGACTCGAACCGCTGACATCCTGCTTACAAGGCAGGCGCTCTACCAACTGAGCTAAACCGGCAATTTGGTGGGGAGTGATGGAGTCGAACCACCCGAGTCGCAATGACAGTAGATTTACAGTCTGTCCCGCTACCTCTACGGACTAACTCCCCTAAATTGGCGATGGTGGGTGGATTCGAACCACCGACCAGTTGGTTAACAGCCAACTGCTCTACCGCTGAGCTACACCATCAATTCAGCACTGCCAGTATTTATTACTCAACAGTGCCAATCGCGGCGGTGTTAGTTTCTGCCAGGAAACACACCGCTACTGGCACTTTCCGTTAGTGCCAGACGTTTTCGACTTCGCTCAATAGAAGGCAAAATCTTTAAGTAGATGATGTTTCTGAGGACAGCACCTACTTTGTAATTTATACAATGTGATGTATGGAATCATTTGTTGTGAAAACAGGCACTAATGGCAACAGTGGTTAAACCTATACAACAATCCTGTCTTCACAACGTTGAGGCCACTACTCCGATTGAATGTTTGCCCAACATGTTACATATCAACGCTCGCCGGTATCTCTGTGAATAGAACCTTAGAATTGATAAAAATGTAATGGCCTCAACGTTGTGTGCTGGCTAACCATACCAGCCGGGCTACGTCGCCGCTTTTTAACCCAGTATAAACGACATAATTGAACAAAATGACGTAACAGGATGGGCGGTCATTGGCTAAGAATCCGGGAGTCGTATATGAGTTGAAAATATACTGACCGCCCATTCTGTTACTTCATCGGAGGGAACTCTCATGTTCCCTCCTGCGTTCTGCAATCACACTCGCTCAGTGTGTCCCATTTCGGTAACGAGGCTGGAAACTGACCTCGCTGGTGTTTGGCTTATTAGGCTACTGCCAGATAGACTTCTTCGTTTGCACTTGTATTTAAGTTCAAACAGTCGCGTCTCAACGAAAACAAAGTCATCTTATACATAAAAGATAGGTAAGTAAATACTTATTATTGTATTTTTATTCGGTTGTGACTTTTTTGATCAAGGCCACTCTACGACTAGGTGTTCTTGTGATGGTGGCAGTGAATTGTTTCGCTTGGATAGTAATGGTTTCGTTCTCCTTAAGTTGCCCGTAGCGAGTTTCCACCAGGGTGCCAAGACGCCACAGACCATCATCGATACGTTTATGACTAGCAAATTTAATCAGCAACAGTTTTACGACTAACTGACCTACGTAAAAGGCGAATGCGACTCCGGCCGCTAAGAAATAGGTGACCAACCACCATTCCCAAGAAGTTAACTTGCTCATTTTTTCACCTTTGTTTCATGAACTACTCGATACACGCGCTTTCCGATGCACAGTGTTTTGGTTTTAAGTTCCTGCTTAATCAAATCATGACAGATGCCGAAGCCGATAAGGAAGCCAGCCATAAAAGCCAATGAGATGTATGGAATCATTTAAAGGCTCCTGATTCTACTAATTGCTGTAGCAATAATTTCCCTTTATCAGTTAACTGGTAGTTGGCCGAGCGCCACGTTTCAGAAACGTTTGCAACCAACCCTAAACGCTCTAACTTAGCTCGCGTTTTAGGCTTCCAGTACTCAGGGAACTCCGGCCACTTACTTATTTCATGAAGCGTTTCTTTCTCCCGTTTACTTAATACGATCATTCTTTATCTCCGATTCGATCTTCGGTATCGCGTAAGCAACGCGGCCATTTCAGTCGTGGGTGGCGTAAGCTGCCATCAGGTGTTTTCTCGTGACAATGAACCTCGACAATACGACCACGGTACTTCTCTTTGTTGTTCCAGATCTCGTCCAGATATTTATGCTTAATGCCGCTCGCACGAACGATGACGCCGTTTTCAAGACGAATAACAATTTTCCCAAGCGTGTTGGCAAAACCAGAGTCCGGGTCGCCCGGCTCAAAATCGATAATTTCACCATCTTCTGAATCTTCGTCTTTTAACTTCCACCAGCTGCGGGTACGTTTAAACTCGTAAACAGAGTTCGGATCTTTGCCCATCTCCCCTTCTTCGTTATCGTCCAGGCGTTTCATGAAGCGTTCGATGAAGTCTTCGTGGCTATGGATGATGTAGAACGGATGCAGGTGAATGTCTTGTGCGTAGCCTTCACTGCGATCGTTTTTGAACAACGCCACGAGCATAGCCAGGCGCTCTTTCAGCTTCATACCTGTCTTTGCATACTCTTTGGATTTAGCCTGTGCTCGCCATTCCGGTAGGAAGAAGTCGAAAACATGATAAATAGCGCCAATTGCCTGCACGTTCTTTTTGCGCAATGCAGATACGGACTGGTTAAATGAACCGGCTGTGCCTTCACCATCGAAGAAGATGTGTTTGTGGCCTGAAAGTTTGCCTAATTCGAGCATGGCTGGCTTTAGGTGATCGAGAGACGTGATTGGATTACCAGTACGAGAAAGGAAGTTAACCTCTTCTTCGTCAACAATAACCTCGCAAATTACTCGCAAACCATCGAGCTTAAGGCTGCCAATCATCGGCCATTTTGCTTTAGGGTTTGGCTTGAAGGGGTATTTGTCGCCTTTTTCTTTATACGGTGACGCCAGCTGCACCTCGAATTTCGGAATGGGATTTTCAAAAACCTTGTTGCATAGGCTAATCCCAACGCCAGCTTTCGGATCTTTTAAGAGGAAACGACGGAAGACGTCCTGCCCATCGGCGCACATTGACGCCACGATAGACTCAACAGCAGCTATTGCTGCGTTCCCCGTCAGCTCGCGAGAGGCCAGCTTATTCAGTACATCAATGGCTTTTTCGTCACTTGGGACGGACTCACTAAGCGGCTCTGCCACTTTGTATTTCTTTACCCCAAAACGGATGAAAGGGTTGAGCATCAATGAAACCATGCTTTGTTCAAAGTCATCCATGTTGGCCAATGCCTCTTTTTTTGCATTGGTTCCCATAGCTTTCATTTCGTCCAGCTTATGCTTAAGTGCGATCAACTTTTTCATTGTTGTTTTGCCTCCATATGTTGATCGATTTGCTCATGTGTTTCTTTTGTTGTTTCTTCAATCAACGCCGCATACACGTCAGTGATCGCTGTTTGTGATGTGGCGCTCTTCTTAACCATGCTATTAATCGTTACACTGTCACGTTTTCGTTTTATAGTTCTGGCTTGTTTATTCCGTTCTTCAACCTCCTTAATGAGTGCGGTCATATCTTCGTAATACAGAGATTCTCCTTTACGAATCTCTTCAACCATCATTTTTAACGCCTTGCATTTGCCTGCTTTAATAGCGGTTGCGCACGACTGGAAAGACGTTCGAGGAAGACGGTTTTCTTTGAAGGCAAGAATGGTGTGCTGGCAAACGGAGTAGCTGCAATATGCCGACTCACCGTTTATCTTTACTTCCTCACAACGAAGTGAATAACCGTTATTTCCTGAAATAGAAGGGATTTTTGACAAATCAGCTTTCACAATTACCGCCAGAAATAATCTTGTGCTTACCTATCATTATTTGCGTAAAAAACGACACACAGAGAGCTTACCAACTTCCCCAGCTAATCATCTTGCGCTGATCGCTTTCTAAGCGATAGGGGGCAAGAAGCTCTGTGACATGATTGGTGGCGTATGATTTGGCCTCTTGCTCTATCATCGGTAATTCGTTAGCAATCCTGACCATCTTCCCAGCAAATTCCGCCATTACGCCATCACACGCCTTACCCGCATCAACAATGATATGCACAAGATCCAACTGGCTTTTGCACATGTCCCAAAGAGTCGAATATTCGCTCTCCCTGATTAGATTTACAGCATCATTAGCCCCTTTATTAATCAAAACCTCCAACAGATTTGTCGGGGTGACGAAATCGGCTTTCAGAGACAATGTTGGTTCAGCTTTTACCGACAGCAAGTAATCTTCAAAGTTTTGCTTGTCTTCCAGCAAAGCTAAACTACGCATAGCTCGAATTGATTCTCGAATAACGGCTTCAATATGTTCGTCACCTGGAGGACAGATAATGGTATCTGTATAGATGACTCTGCCATCAAACCACGTCCCAACCTGCACTTTTAGAGTTCGTAAGTTTTCTTTGCGTACAAAAACAACTAATGCAGAACGTCGTGCATGTGCAGGTTCGCCCCATACGCACAACTTAACCTTCAGATAAGGTAGCCCCGGTAGCGGGATCTCGACCAAACGAGTGGCGATATGATCCATTGCCGTATTGACGGCTTTTCCAATGATGTCTAGCCGATTGCTCTCGCTGATTTCTAAACCAGTTTTATCAATGATGTTGCAGGCTAATCTCTTAATTTCTTCTTTCATACCAACTCCTAGCTAACGGATGAAAGTATTCTTACAAAAACTTAAGTATGTATATACTTATCATTTTAGGTGCAATAGTTCTTTATACTAAGATGCCGGGCGTATCCGCAGCCCAGCATTCACCTTTAATGAGCTACAGCCTCACTGTTGCACATCTTTCTGTAGACCTGCTTATAACGCTGTAAATCATGAGGATCATTAGGTGCCAACGACTTCGATAGGATTTTGTATACCACCCCTTTTGAAAACATGCCCTTTGGCTTCATTTCGAGTTCAACAACATATGAGTGATAGCCCACGTATGCACCAAAGCCATTTTTGGCGTTTAATTCACCACACACAAAGCCTGTCACACTCCCATCATCATGATCAGTCCTGACAAACTTATCTTTCCTAAACATCACCGACGTGGGATCTTTCATATCATCCGCAATTGCCTGTTGGCCCAGAGTAATAGCCTTCTCGTCTGTAGGCTTACACCCAACTAATGCAAACAAAGACAATAAAGCACCTGTTAAAATCAACTTCTTTTTGCTCATTTTGACTTCCCTTTATTTATATTTATCGTAGGTATTAGTTAACCAAAACACGAGCCGTGTCACAATAATTCCATAGCTCATTATTTCCATCGGTGATTAATATCACATCAACTTTACAGTTCATAAATTAAATTATCAAAGCTGACAGATTAACTAAATTTAAGTACCCTTTTCGCACACTTGACGCTTGCCGCGTCTAAACTGTTCATCCTATATCAACAGAACAAAAAAACATGAAATACATAAAATCTTCATCGTTGCTGGCATTAACTTTGCTTTTTAACTCTGGATTCGTTAACGCAGACAATAAACAAACGCTGATAGAAGCCGCTACCGCAGGGGATACCGCAGCACAAAGTGAGTTAGGTACAAATTATTTTGATGGTGTCAATGGTTTTGATAAGGATGTAGTTGAGGCCAAGAAGTGGATTGATCTAGCTGCAGAAAAGGGAGATAAAGTAGCATATTATGCACTTGGAGTTATGTACACATTTGGCGAGGGTGTAGATAAAGACCTAAATAAAGCTGTTGAGTACTACAAACTTGCGGGGGATGCTCGTGAAGGTAGAGCCTACAACAATCTTGGTGCTATTTATCAAAAGGGGATGCTTGGTAAAGTAGATCATGCACTCGCCATTAAATACTTCAAACTAGCCTCTGATGCCGGGTATGTTAAAGCAACTTCAGTTCTTGGGGCGTATTACCAATATGGTAAAGGCGTTAAAAAGAATTATAAAAAGGCTTTTACTTATTACAAAAAGGCGGCAGACCAAGGCAGTTCAGAAGCTATGATAGGATTAGGAATACTATACGATGATGGGTTAGGCGTTAAACGCAATGATGCAGAAGCAGTTAAGTGGTATAAAAAGGCAGCGGAACTTGGAAACGCCGACGCCATAACCAATCTTGGCATTATGTATGAGAATGGGGAAGGTGTAAAAAAGGACTATAAAAAAGCAGCCGACCTTTATCAGACTGCTTGCGATAAAGGAGAAAAAAGAGGCTGCGATTACATTGCAGAACTGAAAGAAAGCGGCAAATATCGAGCGCCGGCTTCCAAAGCCAAAACAAAATCCGCCACCCAGCGACTTATTGCTAAATCCATTGATAAGGGCGTTAACGCTACATTTACCTGGCAGGGTGATGATGCTACCTTCACCGCTAATGATGGCAAAGTTGACTGCACCTTCCTGAAGGATTTTTCAGAGAAAGGAGGCAATCTGGCTACCTCGTTTGTTTGCACCGACAACGTTCAAATCATCCTGAAGCAATTCAGAGATACCAAGAATGCCTACCTCGCGGTAATGACTGACAACTTCAACACAGAAGTTAAATCATTTTCGGTCAATGTGTACGTGACTAATACTGGTTCAAACTAATGCTGCTATGCCTTTTACCTTGCTTAAAAGTTCAAGCTGTCGTGAGTAAGGTTTTGCGCAATAGTAGGCTTTGATAATCTGCCCCGGGGTCGCATCGCCGGGGTCGAGTCCTTCCTCGCCCAAACATGCAATTTTCACATTAAGACCGATACTGGTCAGTCGCCTGGCTGCGGCCATAGTGTTTCGTATAGCTTGCTTTTCACTATCCCACATCATGATCACATTACGTAATCCACGCGCCTTGAGCGTCAGGAACGCGCCCAACTGATCTTCTGCATCCTGAGTGGTGTTACCAGATAGATGCATCCCGAACGTTCCTATTGGTTCCACGTAATCGCGTAATGTTTCTTCGTCAAAAATAGCTCGTTTGACCCCCATAACATCGAACGCCCCCTCACAGACAACTACAGTCTGTTTGCCGACTGCATTGTGGCCGTTGTAGAGAAACTTACCTGAAGCTGGAAGCTGCATAGGAAAGAGGTAGCGGCGTTCTGCTGTACCGGTAATGTCTCGTCCTTGAAATGTCTTCATTACCCCATCCAGATCGTAAACCGGTATCAGTATTCGCATATCGAAAATCTGTCCTTTAACCTGATCTGTATACGGATCTACATAAGCGTGCTTGCCTTCGACGCAGTATCGTAGGTCAAAATACTTTGCCATTTCAGGCGATATATTTCGTTCAACCAGATAGTCTGGAAGATGGCCATCTATAGGAAGATCGTAATGACGAGGGAGTGCAACTGGTCCCTCTAACTCGACTGTGCTTGCAAGCACTATCTCTTCTTTCTTTGGTGCCCACCCCTGGGAAAGAAGAGCGTTCTGCACATATTCCTCGAACTGTCGTCGTGATTTACCGCTGTAGTGCTTGAGGAAGACCAGCTTATTGAACTGAATCTCTTCGGGATGATCACCAGCGAAGCATTTACCGACGCCACTGGTCAGATTGAAATATACCTTCCAGTTGGAGCTGCCGCATACCGGACACTCCTTGATATTCACTTCACGACCGCGAGTACTCACGCCTCCACGTCGATAAACGATACCTTCAGTATCCAACCATTGTTCAAAATCTAATTCGGTAATTAGCTCTTTCAGCTCGCTCACGATAATTCCACTTTTAACAGGCAATATTGTGACCAACCTAAATGTTGATATAACATAAAGGCTCATGTGTTTTTCTTTTGTGGTTTGGCAAAAGAAAAGTTGTTTCACCAATGAATCAAGCGTGGAGGTGTTCTCCACGCTTATTTTTTAGGTAACGTCTAAGATTCGCTCAATGAAGCGCATTTGTTCGAGGTTTTGTTTAACGCGAATGCTGATCCCTCCCTGCTGGTTACGCGAACCAGCAAAGTAGAGACGAGCCTCTCCTTTCGCTTCTTCTTCTTCGGTTTTGTTGATCGTTATTACCAGGTCAGCAATACGTACTTTTTCGATGTTGTCGGCAGCGTGCATCATTGTGGCAACTTCTGACGCGCCACCTTCACGGTTTGTTTGCGACGCCGTGATACCAGCAACGTTATGCTTGTCATAAAGAGCACGTAAATCGGTGTAGATACTACGAATGTTGGCGCGATCATCACGAAGGTCATAACTGGCACGCATCAAATCTGCGTAGTCGACAACAACCATGTCAGGCACCATGCCGTTGGCTTTCATGCTGTTAAGCATACGGTCCAGATCTGCCGGTGACATACTTCCTGACGGACGCTCAACCACCCACAAACTACCAATCCCCTTCGTGGCTCCCAACTCTGCCAACTTACGATGAACCTCATCGCGCCGTTCCACCAGCTTGGACATTTCTGTCTCCGACAATCTTGCATCAAAACGGTCGGATAAAATGGTGGTGTGAACCTCCAGCGAGAGATACAGAACATTGTAGCCAGCAAGCGTTGCGTTTATGGAAAACTCACCCATTGCGGTCGATTTGCCGGATTTAGCGAACCCCATGAAGAGCACCATTTCACGCTTCGCCCAGCCTTTTTGGTACAGCAACCTATCGAGCAGAGGGAGTCCAGTTGTAATGCTGTTTGGCACATACTCCTCTGAAGCCTCATATTCACGCGCTTTCAATCGCTCACTTGCGGAGGTGTAGTAGTCATAGATTCCGGTCGCTTCGTTCGAGCCTATCTGCTGAACCTTGGCCATGATTGCCATCGCCCCCTGAAAGTCGCCCTTCTCTTTCAGTTCAGCAGCTTTAATCAGAGCATCATCAAACGCTACACTTTTTGCGAATGTGGATACCTGGTCAACCATGTACGAGGTATCAGACAATTTTTCTGCAAGGATGCGCTTAAACGCAGCAACAACATCCGGGAAGAGTTCCTCACGGATGGTCTTATCGCGTTTCGCGCGCTTAAGCATATCCAGAATCGCAGATGAAGAAGGCGCGCTCTTGTACATACGGTAATAGCCCGAAACCATATTAACCAATATGGCATTGGCCGCATTGGCAAATTGGCTAGGCACAACCAGATCTCCCGCACGAGTAAGAAACTCGTGATCACGACAAAAATATGCCGTCAGTCTGTTCTGGAAATCTTCATCAAACTCTTCGGACAGCCCGCGTCCTGTATGGCAAAGTTCGGTCATGTGCTTTCCTTTGTTTTTTAAACAAATTGTTTTCTAGTATTAGTTAATTAGATAGGGGATCAATAAACCGCCGTGCTTCTTCCAGTTCTTCTGGAAAGTGGGCGGAAATAAGGCGCTCTGGAACGATTTCCATTAGCCAGATAGCAGAGAAAATTGCGCGTATGCGCTTGCTGCGGGGGATGATGCGCAAACGCTCCAGAATCCACTCAAAATAGCTTTCCTGAATCGGGTTGAACTGCATGTCTCCCATATGCTTAAAGCTAACCAGAGAGTCATCCAGACGGGTTGTTGCGCGTCTGGATAATTTCTCTTCGAATATCTCAATCAGTTCTGGCTGCCATAAATGCTGTGGGCGCGGCAACTTGTCCCACAGACGCCGTGCAGCTGCGGAAAGAACCGTGGAGATAAAGTAGTCGTATGAACAGCAATAGCGATCAGCAAACTGGCGTGCTTTCCATAGCGACGTTTTATTGGCAGTCGACAACTCCTGATAAGGCAGGCGTTTTAACCCGGTGGTGAACGGAGCTGTTTCAAAGTGTTCGCGACCGTGCGTCAGCATGATATTTGAGTACTGACGTTTGTATGCCTCCGTAAAAAGACAGGTGGCCATGAGAGGATGCATGTCGCGGTAATCAAACCACTTCGTCTCGAAGAGTTCAGCCTCGTCATTGCAGCGCGACAAACCAATGTTTTCAGCGACCCACTTGTCCATAACAGCGGTATTCCACTCTGTCATGAAGTCGTACTGGTCGTTGTCAATGGTATCAAAAAAGATTTGGCTCATGTGGCTCACCTGATAGGTAGTTACTTACTTATTGCAATGAGCGGATGATAGCGACTGGTGGCAGTTTTTGGAAGTGGAAACGGAAGGGAATGTGTCTGGGAAGTTGGCATAGAAAAAGACCTGCTTCCGTATAAATAATAATAAGTAACTTAGTATTTATATACAGAAGCAGGTTCCAAATTCAACCAGCAGGATGCTTAAACATCTTTTAGAAAGCCTGGAAACCAATGTTTCATGATATACCTAAAATGTGCTCTAGTTGGTTCAAAAACCTGTCTAGATACCAGCGCTCCATCAGGATGATTCTGAACAGACTGTTCTTTTTCCATATCGTAAAAATTATGAGTTATCTCTGGGGGGAAGAAAATATTTCTGTCCAGTGGCACTGTCGCAAAAGGATTGTAGTAAATATGAAGGCCGTCAAAGTGCGTCTCTTCATGAGCAGTGGAATGGCAAACTACAATATCCGCACCAGTGACTTCGTTATTTAAAAAATGCCGATATGTAGTGATGAAATGATCAGGACCTATCCTTTGTGTGTGCTTTCCCTCGTTTTTCATCCCTTCATTGGCGATGAAATCATTCACATCAATGGCTCGATATCGTGTTGACCTTACATATCTACCGATACCGCTTTGAACCACGGCTTTTCCAAAAGTGCCGGTGGTGGAGAAAATAACCGCACTTATTTCTTTATATGAGTCGTTAGTAAATATACCTAATGGAATTTCAACGTCTTCATTCTTTTTGATTGAGGTAACTTTAGTTTGGCTGCCAGTCACCAAATTTCTGGTGGTAGGTTCCTCAATGCCAAACAACACTCGATTGATGATTGTGTTATTTTGAGACAATGATAAATCGGAGTCAAAGGGTGCAAGCGCCAGAACAAACGGCTTATTAACTACATGAGACATCGTAGAGTACGGGAATTTTTTGCCATTAACTCCTGTAAAAAGATCATGTTTGTCTTTGATTTTTCCGATTAATTTTAGCGTTGATTGATGTTTGAATTTTGATTCGCTAAAAAGAGCACCTGCAGGTGGATTATGTGGCCGATCTGATATCACAGCTTCGACGTTAAACTGGTAGCCTGACGGTGTAGTAACACAGAAATCGGGACTGTCTTTTGTGTAGTCGACAGAATAATCGAGACGAATAAACATTTCGTTCAGATACAATTCCCATAAGGCGGAATTGAAGGTTGTCTGAAACTCTTTAACGAATTTAGTCTGCTCACCGCTACGCTCCAGTAACCCACGCCCCCACGACTGTATCACTTCTCTTACTGGAGCATATGTATTATCTTGATAAATCTGTTTAAAAGATTCGTGCAGCTTGTTTTTTGCTATTTTGGTTGAGAACAAATCCATTATTAGCCTCACTAACCAGTTCAATAAGAAAAGCGCCCAACATAATCATTTGAGGAAAGTCTGGAGCTACTTCAGCTTTTCTTTGACAAGAAGATAACCATCATCAGGTGTACTCATTTTGTAAACCTCGATGCTCGTGTCTAGCTGTGTCCGGGCATATTCTTCTACTTCAGGAGAAACGTTATACCCAAGAATGATCTCTCTAATATATTTCTTATCAAATGCCTGAGCGCCTATTTTTTTAGTAATAACCCTTTGTTCTTCCTCATATTTCCAGCATTCGTGCTTGTAGAAAAAGAGCTTATCAAAAAGTACCTTAAACTCATCTGTAACTTCATCGAACACGGGAACAGAAGGTATATATTTCACATTATCAAAGCTGTGATACCCCTCAATAGAGGTAACAAAATCATCATCAAAGCCTATGCAGAAACCTTTATGCGACACTGAGTAATGTGACCACATCAAGATGTTATCTTCGTTTGGTGACAAGCACACCACACCAAAAGCCCCTAATGATTCTTTCCGCAAATCCACAGCCAACGATTTTGCAGCTTCAGGAGCTACAGCATCCCAGTCTTCAAAGGAAAAATCCTTACATCCATTGTCTTCAAAGTGTTTCCGGCGCTCCACTTCTGTACCTCCCATCGTTATCGAAACTTTGAACTCTGATGGGTCGTTGAATGAAGAAGGTGCGCTAGCAGAGATAGTGCCGTCCTCTACAAACCGTTTGAGGTTACGTAACACTTTTTGCGAATCTTCACTTCCAATATATTTGTAGAGCATTAGGGAACCTATAGAAAGAGGTGCCAAGCAGCACCTCAATAAAATTAACCTTTCTTCATCAACTCGCGTTTGATTTCATCGGTACGCATCGTGACGTCGGCAGCAGTGATCGCCTCGTTAAGTTTCACGATATCCTCGATTTCCTGCGGCGACTTCTCTGCCAGATGGAAAATAGCAGCACGAATCACATCAGAGCGGGTGAATTTCTCGAAGCGAGGGATGAACTTCATCATCTCCAGCAGTTCGAAGTATTCGTCTTCCAGTGACATTGTGCGGCTTTTAATTTTCTCTTTGCCACGAGTCGGGCGTCCCTGTGGTCTGACTGGTTGGCGCAAAGGAGTTGTGTTCTTAGCCGGTGCATCAGGCTCTTTGCGCTTTGCTAGGTCACCCATTTTCATGGACATTATTCTTCTTCCTCCAGACTCAACAGATAATCTACAAATTCTTCAAACTCGGCTTCCGCCTTTTTGTCGCGCTCGCTACCGGTCATTTCAAAGATAGAACGACCAGACTCTTCCGCATCATCGTAGACGTTGCGGTTATATAGATTGACAGGCGCAGACTCGATGCCAAACGTCTCGACAATCTCTTTAGCCGCCAGAATGCGAGACACTTGTGATGGCAAAGCCGGGCACTGGTTCATGACCGCGCGGACCTTCACTTTATCGTTTACATTGCGAACATTGTCGATAATAGGATCGATGTCACGTAAAGATTTCAAATCACGACGCTTAGGACGCAGCGGGATAATGATAACGTCAGCCATCAGCATCGCTTGTCGCTGAATTTCGGAGTCGAAGCCACCAGCATCTACCACTACATACTCAGCTCTACCCTGAAGCGATTTTAGGTGCTTAATGATGTCATCCTGAACGTATGCAAAAGGAATCAGCTCAAGGTCTTCGTTCTGTCGACGGTCTTCACACCAGCTCGTTGTCGTGCGCTGAATATCTATATCGGTGATATAAACCTTCTTCTTCTTTTTGACTTTCAGGCAAACGGCAATTTGCTGGGCAACGGTGGATTTGCCAGGCCCGCCCTTTGTGCCGCCAACCACAAAGATCTTGGTCATTGGAGAGTTCCCTTTGCGTATATAATTATCGTCTGAAACAACTTGTTTTCTTATATGTGATATAGCCTAAATGCCTACGGCTGTGGTGTAAAGGTTTAATGATAGGTACATAGATTTGGTAAGGACTTAATAACAAAAAACCCGCCGTAGCGGGTTTAGGAATTAGTGGTTGGTAGACCTGGCATCAAATGTTGTAACGCCCACTTCAATGTGGCGGTCTTCTTTGGAGATGATGGTGAGAATCTGACTAGATGGGTCTATGCTGACAGCCATAGGGTTCCAGTGACGTAACTGAGCCTCGCTGTTCAATAGCAGCGCATCCCACGGTTTGACGCCATTCTGCCCAATACCACCTTCAACAAGGACATCTATAAATTCTTTATTTAAATTGTCATAGATTTGGACACGCCCGACCAGAAGCATACCGACCGCCCAAATTCTGGCACCGTAAACCGTCTGATGGTCATCACATACCACATGGTCATGCCAATTGAGAAGGAAATTGTAAACTCTTCTAGCAAGTCCCTTTTGTTCCTTTGAAGGGGTTACAAATGCCCCTTTGATCTGGACACCAAGGTGAGAGCCTTTTTGTGAGCGAAACTGGAAACGTTTGTAGACGAACCTGGCAATCTGAATGCCGTCATCATCTTCTTGTTCATCACCAACTAACTCACGAACACTATGAACTATCTCTGCTTCTGAATACCCCTGCTCGTCAAGATCCATTGCATGTTCTTGAAGCCAATCTGCATCAGGGTCGCCTACAAATGATACTGTCAAACAGTAATCATAATTAGATCCCGTCAAGGACCATTCTGTGAGCCGTAAAACAGAAAAATCAGAGTTAACCATGTAGCCAACTCTGATTTTCTCTCTTGCTTCACATTCAGGGAAATCAGACAGAACTTTTGAATACTCTGCTATGAATGATGGTGACATTTAGTTCGCAAGCCGCATATCCGTAGATGAATCCAGTTTCGCTATTTTAACATCTACGCGGTATTTATCTTTGATAAATTTAGCTATTTTGCTTTCAATCTCATAGAAAGCATCCTGTTCACAACGCACAACATCGGGAAACTGTTTTTCTGGCTTAACAAGAAAACGTAACCGATTGTTGAGCACCATCATTTCTGCAAACAATTTGATGGTAAACTTGCCTTCTTCAACGTCACTTTTAAGGTTAACGATGAAACGCTGATCCTTAAGCATACCCGGTTTGTTCATTTCACGAATTTGGAGCGAGTCATTCCAATGCCGCAACGGAACCGATGCGATCATCTTGGTACAGTCTCTTATCGTCTGAATAGAACGAGATGCGTTAAGTGCAGTATGCATGTTTCCACCTTAGCCGGTAATAACTTTATGTCATAGCGGCGACCTTGTCGGTTTAGAGGCTACGAGTATGCGTCGATTTATTAAAACAAGGTATGATTTACTTGACATCCATGCTTCAAATCTACCTTGTGCTCTAATAATATGCAAATTTTATGTTAGAAAATTCCGCTTTTATTATGGCACTTTTCTGCCCCATCCACACAATCGCTCCCCTATCATATTGTGAAAAAGTACTTCCCTTTCAGTCTCTTCGGTCATGAGATCATCACGGCTGATGTATAGCGGTGTAGCCGCATCGCAGAAAAGCACACCAGAGGATTGAGGCTTAATCACGCAACCACTTATTGTGCAACTCATGATGAACAGTAGAAGCATCTTTGCGCCGTAACTCATCAAGTGTTTCATTTTTGACATCCACTGTGCTTTGAAGTCGTTTCCTGTCTTCCTGTTTTGCCTTCTCTTCCATTGCTCGTCGCGCCGCATTTCCGCCCATCGTGTAAGCGCCGACCAGAACGAAAAGAACGGCAGCCAGCGTAATCAAAGCAACTTTTAGCTTTGTCATCAGGCTGCCTAGCATATTAGACCATCCCTTTCTGGTGTCTTCTTACCTGCGACCAGGCGATAAATCCAGCCACAACAATAGTGGCAATACCGAAGATGATGCGTACTGTATCCCCACTAGAGATATGACCTTGTGCTTTATCCATAGCAGCGGAAACCTGCGGCATAACATCGGCCAGCTGCGCCAGACCAATACCTGCTGTAACAGTTGCGCCTGCTGTTTCTTTAGTTACAGGAACAGCCTTCACGGTTTTCACCGGCTTAACGACGCCAGCTCGACGCAGACCTTCCTCAATAACTTCTGCCGCATACCAGGTGTTCAGCGTTTTTAGCGGACCTCGCCCATTCTCATGGCGAATGATTGCCTCAACCAAAGGTCGAAGAATGTCGTAATCATGCAGATCGATGATCATGTCTGCGGTTACACCAACGGCTTTAGACACCTCATTAATGTAGGCGTCAGTGTTGTTTTCATTCGGCGGTGCCCAACGTTCAATAACTTCACGAATGGTATCGATACTTGAGCCGTCTTTTGCGCGACGTTTGTCGTGGTAGGTAATTAGAGTCACCGCCAGCGCACGAATCCCCCAAACAGGGTCTTTAAACGTGCAAAAGCGCGGTTCGTCTGGATTCGCAACCAGACCTTGCCACGGTGATCCTTTATCAAGATTACCGGGGTTATTATTACGAATGCCTCTCGGAGTCTTCATCCTTGATCTCCTGTTATTGCAGTCCATTTTTTACGCCATACGCGGCTAACCCCAAAAGCAGTGCAGTAATAAAGAACGACGTTATTTTAGAAACAATGCCGCCAAAGAACCCACTGGAGATGGAATCTAACCGGTTAAGGAGTTTGTCCAGATTGGAGTGTTGAATACTATGTTGCGCCGGGGTCATATCACCAAAGTAGGTTTTCAGCTGATCATTGACCTCCTGGCCAATTTCTTCACGTAGCTCTTTACCTAATTTGCCAACAACCTCCCGAGCAACGATCGCGGCAATACGCTCAACTTGCTCTGTTGTAACGCTCGCCATCTCGTTCGACATGTTTTCCTCCATGAAAAGTCAAATCGGGATGGCGGATTTATATCACATTTCACCCTTTTGTTGTAGGTGTGTACTTACCTATCATTCAGCATTGCAACGAACTGATGAGAAAGCACCTACTCCTACCCATCGCCAGTTATAGATGCTACCCGCTTTGTATAAGGTATAGTCGTTCACTTTTTTAACAGCATATATGGGTATGACTGTCTCCTGTCCACCAATGATAGCCTCACCGTAACATATAGGTGTCGGCAATTTCTGGCAGCCAGTAAGAGAGAGAACAACAGCTATTGTTAGAAATAATCTTTTCATCATTTACTCATCAGTTATACAGATTTCTATTTATTACCGGTACTCTGCCATTTACGCTAAAACTATGGCCGCCATTAAGTTGGTTTACGAATATCGAGCTAACAGTATTTCCATATGCCGCATATCCATAAACCATTGTCATGGCCCCGCCCGGTACTGGAACCGCGAACACATTTGCATATGTTGGGATTATCGCTGGCGGGTAATCAAAAACATGCCCTCCAGAACTGTTCCACTCCGTATTATTAAGAAAGGTAAATGAAAGTGGGATATTTGCCGTATTATAGATCTCCTCTCCTCGCGCATTGAAAAAACTCATGCCCCAAGTTTCTTTTTTGGCTATACCTTTCGAAAATACGTATATCGTGGCACTAGAATCGCTACCCTGACCTCCGAAACTGTAAATCACCTGGTTGTTACGCACTATTCTGTTGGCTATTAATGAAACAGCTTTCGAATAGGCAACAAAAATCATCGGTGAACGATCTGGAGATATTTGGGTGTTAAACTCTGTCCCGCCAGACAAAGAAACAACCTGCTTTCTCTGAAAAACGATAGGAGACAAAGAAGGAGACATCCAGACCTTCCCGTCAGATCGATATATCTTGCTTCCGTACATTATTTTTGAAAAACCAATATGTTTAAATTGCCACTAGCTCCAGACCATGAAATGGTATTTCCAGAAACCGTAAGACTTGTGTATTTCCCATTGGTTACGTCCATTATGTAATAGTCGATTCCCAATCCCGCCTCAACCTCATATGTTCTACTTCCTGAACCAGAGGGAGTAAAATAATCGAGGTAATAAACAGGGGCCAACGCATCGACCATCTCCTGTCTTGATGGCGACCAAACCTGTGCACCATAGCTCATAAATATATCCTTATACTTTTAAGCAGGGGCTGGTTTAGTTCCAGCCCCGATTGAAGTTGTTTATTCTTTAGGTGAATTTAACTTCGTTTCAAGCTCCTCAACCCTTTTGGTCAATTGCTGAATATGATGAATGAGTGGTACAACCAAACGCTCATACATCACTCCTTCAGCGACCATACCATTTGAGGAAATATCTCCTGGAGAATCATTATTTGTTGGTTCACGCCAATGGACATATTGCGGGGCAATCTCACCAACCTCTTCAGCAATAAGGCCGTAATACCCCCAATCCTTTCGGTCACCTCGACAAATTGAACGATACCAAACAGGTCTTAATGACAAAAGTTCATCAGCATATCGATCTTGTAATGTTTCAATATCCTTTTTATAGCGCCTTGAAGATGTTGAACGCCAAACTGTATTGATACCTGGGTTTGGATCAATGTACATATTGGCACCGCTAGTAGTTGTGCCAATATCCCATATAGCAAACCCTCCACTACCGCCTGATTTGACAACCAGTGTTTCAGCAATAATATCCAGGTTGCCACTATAGCCTGTCAGTGATGATCTGCTTGCATAGGAACTTAGAAGGTTTGTTACCTCTGTTTTCGTATAAGCATTAAGGTTAGCCGCAGTCAAAGTAATATCGGCAGAGCCATCAAACGCCACACCAGCAATTTTCCTTGCTGTCTGCAATTTTGTGGCTGTTGCGGCATTACCAGTAGTATTCTGATTACCGGTTGTATTCACACCAGGGATTGAATCCTTAGCGGTATATACCTGCGCCCACGCTGACCATGCCGCATCAGTGGTATCTCTTCTGGAGCGAATGAAAACCGGCGCATGTGCACCGCTCGTACCACTCCAGCCAATAAGCAACTCGCCCTCACCAGCAGCACTCGCACCTTTCATGTGCAATACGTTGCCATACGTGGTCGGGTAGCTATTGTTGTACGCCTCGTACATTTGAATGCCAGCAGTACCTTGAGTAGAACCGCTTAAAGCCGTAACTCGACCACGAGAAACCAATGTATTAATATTGATATCACCTGAACCATCAAACTTAACACCATTGATGTTTCTCGCTGTTTGCAACTTCGTAGCTGTTGAAGCATTGCCATTCAAGCTACCATTTACGCCACCAGTAACATTTAGTCCATTACCAATAGACACAACACCGCTGCTATTATTAATTATAATCGGTCGCAAACTGTTCCATGAACCTAACGTATCTCCTGATGCTGTTAGCATGAAATATGTGCTGCCGCCGTCATTACGGATAAAGAACCCGTAGTTACCGTAAGCAATGCGGAAACCATTTGCATATTTTGAAACGATCTCACCAGAAGACGTTAACCCTCCAGATAATGTGCCACCTGAAAGCGGTAATGCTCCTACATCAGAAGCTGTTGGTTTGTTTCTAGTGTTATAAGAACGACGCCAGCCTGGTGCATAATCACTTCCATTGTACACATAAATAAATTCCGCATTGTTAACACCACCATGACCCGATGTTGTTGTCGTTGTAACACGAATAGTGTAGTGGCTTGTTGCCTTATTACTAAACACCTCAATCACGGAACCAGATAGATCGATCCTACCGCAACCAGTGTCGTCTATATAATTATTGTTGGCGTAAGTCCATGAGCACCGTGCGATCCAATGTTTGTTTGTAAATGCCCCCTGATTATTTAGCCAAGTTATAAATTGAGCAGTCGTAAATGCCGTTCCGTTACCACTATTTAACCATCCAGCGGCAGCGGTTGGCGCGTTTATATCAGCCGGCTGAGGCATAAATCCAGTCGTGTAAACCTGCTCCCAACCACTTTCAAAACCATAGCCATCTCTTGAGGAACGGTAGAACAGACCACCATTTTTATAGTGAGCTTTAATTTGAAGCGTACGGCAACTACCTACACCGGTATAAAAGTTGGCAAGAATATAACTGTCGCCTGTTCTAGTTACATTGTAAGCACCAGATTCAGCATTCCACGGCACGCCACCATCAGCATCCGCATATGACCCTGTTGCCCTTCTTGCGAAAGCGGCAACATGCGCAGCGGTTAAAGTGATATCAGTAGAACCATCAAATGGAACACCGGATATTTTTCTTGCAGTCTGAAGTTTTGTAGCAGTTGCAGCATTACCAGTGGTGTTCTGATTACCCGTAGTGTTTACACCTGGAAGGTTGATATTTGCAGAACCGTCGAAACCAACTCCACCGATAGATCTTGCCGTCTGCAATTTCGTTGCTGTACTTGCATTACCATTTAATGTTCCGGTGATCCCACCAGTAACAGACAACGGACCTGAAACTGTTCCTCCGGTTGTTGGCAGTGCTCCAATATCTAACGGCGTCGGTTTCTGATGTGTGCTATACATCGTATAAACAACACCATCGGTAACGCTGGAAGGCTTACTCGCTGAATATGTTGGCGATGTATAAATAGAAACTGACGCATTTGCAGTACAATCCCAATGGATATTTACACTCGTCGCATAATTGCCAATTTCAACGTAAATATCATATGTATCGCCGGATGTGTTGATCCAGGCGAAATTCGTTAATCCGACAGCTGTACGCTTCCACAAAGCACCTGTAATCCCTTTGGGGTTTCCATTGCCTGCTCGTAGAACCAGTTCTGAAATGCCTGCCTGATGTGGGGAGCCGACGTTGTAACCAGCGCCACCAATCAATGCGATGTAAACGATGGAACTCGCTTGTGGCATTGTAACAGTAGCCAGTTTGAACCACCCGGCCCCGCCAGAGAAAGACATCGTTATTGAATTTAAAGTACCAATATCTTTCGGCGTTAATGTGATATCCGCAGTCAGTGCTTTCCCGTTAATTTTTCGGTTAGATGGCACCCTGCTGTTCGCATTGTCATTGACTACTTTAACTGCTTTTGGCGTTGCGGCCAGCGATTCACTGGTGCTGTCGACAGCACTGCTAAGTTTCACAACACCTTTAGTTGTAAGGCTTGCGTCTTCCATCGCAACTGCACCGGCAATCTCTTCAGCACGATCAGCAGCAGCTTCCGCACGGGTCGCAGCGGATTCAGCAGCAGTTTTGCTCTGAGATGCTGCCGTCGCACTGCCTGCCGCCTCTGTTGCTTTCGTGGATGCCGTCGTGGCGCTGCCCTTCGCTGCTGACGCCTGTCTGGTCGCCTCATCTTTTGAAGCAGACGCAGATGATGCCGATGACGCTGCCGAACTGGCGGACGATGCGGCTGCCGTTTTTGAGGATTCTGCACGGGTTTCCGACGCTTTCGCGTTCGTTTCGGATGTCTTCGCTGCGGAAGCAGACCTCGCTGCTGCGCTGGCCTGTTCAGTG